TGTCCTCGAAAATGTGTACGATTCTGCGGCAAAACCCCTGGTGAGAGGCACTGACGAATAGTTAGTACCCTCAAATCCCTTGTGCCACAACAACATTGGTATCTGGCCCTGATGCCCTAGAATGGCCGCTGAGAGCCCCGCAGAGAGGATTTACACATGCCAGGTCATGGAGCACCGCCGAAAGACGCCTCAACCCGCCAGCGGCGAAATAAGACCTCAACCAAGGCGGTCCTGCACCAGGTCGAGAACCCCGAGATCCCCGCTATGCCGCCAGCCGAGGATTGGCTCGGCGGGATCGAGGACGAACTGGCCGAAGAGCGTGAACACCGGGAGTGGCCGAAACCGGTCCTGGCCTGGTGGAATGACATCTGGTCGAGCCCCATGTCCTCGGAGTTCCAGGACTCCGACATCCACGGGCTCTACCTGGCCTGTTTCTACCTCGCGCAGGTGCTCAACCCGTTCCTGAAGATGTCCGACCGGATCAGCGCGTCGAAGGCCTACGAGACCCAGGTCCGCAACTTCGGCCTGAACCCCATGAGCCGCCGGACCCTCCAGTGGGAGATCGAGCGCACCGAGGAGGCCCAGGACCGAGGTCGCAAGCGTCGCTCGAAGGCCACCCCCGCCGAGAAGAACGCACCCGAACCCGCAGACCCACGCGGGGTCGAGGAGGAGCGCGCGAACCCCTTCTCGGCCGTGTCGTAGACTCGCGCTGGGTGACATCGCCAGCGCCCATGAAGGACCCCTCCCGCGGCTTGAACAACCGCTCTCACCGGGAGGGGTCTTTTTCGTGAGTAACCGGTTCTGGAGCAAAAGGCGATTTTGCACGGGAACCGGGACAAATTGGAACGGTTGATCGTCAATCGACGTCGTAATGCCCGATTCCGACACTGTCAAGTTTCGTTGACAGATGTAGTAGTCAATTTACGAGCCTCTGACCAGCGGTTTCGACATACTCAGCCGCTCACTCGATCCTTCACTACTACAAAAATTATGGGTTTACACATCGCTGACCTGCACTTTCGACCCGTGTATTGCATGTAGTAGAGATTTCCTGGCGCAGGTGGCCCGTAGAGAGAGGGAGAGACGGCCTCTACTTGTCACGCTTCACGTTCGCCGAATGGGACGAAACGGACATCTTCAAAAATGACACTGTAGAACCTCAGCAACAAAGTCTCTACTACAAGCAATACAGAAGTTGAAAGTGCTGGTCAGAGAGTCATAAACCCATTTTGAATGTAGTAGTTTTAGGGTACCCTAAACTACTACATTGGTCGAAACGCCTGGTCAGAGACCGATAATCAACCTGAGAAAACGCTCAGGGTTAAGCAAGGTTACTCTCAGGTAGGACTTGTCCCGGTTGTTGTTGAACTTGTCTGGCTTCGCAACAACCGGGACAGCTCTCGATTGGAACGGTTTGACACCAACTGGAAAACAGGTACCCTAGGGCCATGATCTTGCGCACCACGACCTCCGATCACGAGGTGGTCCTGCGGTTCGGATGCGACACCCGGGAGTGCCCCGCGAAGACCAAGTCGGTCATCTCGGATCTGGCCGATCGAGCCATGCCCGGGCCCGCCGATCCGGTCCCCGAGTTCCTCGCCACCAAGCTCCGGCAGAGGGGCTGGAGCGTCGACCCGATCCACCCCCGAGCGCGGACCTACTGCCCCGAGCACTCGATCGTCTACCCCGACGAGGGCGAGATCATCGAGCACCGCGAACCCGGCCGACCGAGGAAGGACGATCTCACCGGAGAAACACCCTCACAGATACGCAAAAGAATGCTCCAGGAACAAAGAGAGCGCACCGAGAAAAGGCGCGCCACCCGACGACGGCAATACGCCGGAAAGAAGTTCCGCAAATGATCTCAGGGCATACCCCCGAGGAACGCAAGCAGGTAAGTGATGCGATCCGCGACATTATCCGAGCTCTACCTTCTCGATTCCTTAGTCACCTCTCGGAGGTTGACCGGATTTCCATGGAAAATGTCGTCATCGCTTCGATCGCCTCGAACAATCGCATCGTGGCGATCTCGAACGAAGACAGCGACGCCCTCGCGAAGAAGGCCTACGAGCCGCCGAAGCTCAGGCCTGCCTCCAGCCCGAACCCGGCCGACGAGCACACGCTCGTCAAGAACGACGACAAGTTGCGAGACGAGGTGGACCACCTCACCGCGTGGCTGATGAGCGAGTTCTCGGAGGTGATCGACGCCGAGCAATCCCCGATCCAGAACGCGATCGACATCATCGAGGAACTGCGCGAGAAGTACCGCAACGCTTCGGAAGAAGACAGTCCGGAGACCGTGATCTCGAAGGCCGAGGAGGCGCGTATTCAGGCCACCCGGAAGCTCGTCAACGACATCAACGAGCAGTCCCGTCGACTGGCCGGGAAGTCGGAGATCCCGCCGCAGAGCATCGAGGACGAGAAGATCAAGCCGATCAAGCCGGAGAGGCATCGGACGAACCGGTTCAAGGGAGTGCGGAACGTCGAGACGCTCCTCGGCGAGCTGGCGGGGGCCGCGAGCATGTGCTGGGCCCATGTGGAGCGTGCCGGTGAGTTCGACTCGACGAAGGCGAAGGCGGTCGTCGAAGAGGCGCTCAAACAGCTCGACGTCATCTACCGGATGCAGGGGGCGAATCCGCTGTGGATCGCCGCCGTCGACGACGAGGAGACCGCGGAGGACCGCGACGCCGTCGCAGCGATCGCCGCGCGAAACGAGGCGATCTGGATGGCGCCGGGCGACGCGGCGAAGGCCTTCATCGACGGCCATCAGCGGGTTCACATCCTCAACGAGCCCGACCACGGCGCCGTGACGAACGACCTGCTGAAGATGGTCGTCGAGGGCATCGACACGCTGACGAAGACGGTTATCGAGATCGCCGGAGGGCCGCAGGACGAGTACGCGGTTCGGGCCGAAGCGCAGCGCGACGTCGACGAGGAAGCGATCGAAGAGCTGGTCGAGGACACGACGTTCGACAACGGGCCGCGCGTCATCCACGACGGTCCGTCGCCGGAGAGCTTCCTCGTGGGGACCCGGCAGCCGTGGGTGCAGTTCTTCGACGAGTCCAAGGGCTCGGAGAGGGACACCTGGCAGGGAGCGATCTCCAAGGCGCTCACTCCCCTCGGGGCGACGGAGGTGATCAACTACAGCCTCGACGGTGCCGCGACGAAGATCATCCAGCTCGTGCATGAGGCCGGGAGATACCAGGAGTGGCGCCAGAAGATCAGCGGGGTGCTCGGCGTTCGGCCGGGCGAGATCAACTACGACCTCGACACCGCGGTGAACAAGATCGGCGAGCTACGCAAGAGGCACGGGGCTCGCGCAACCGGCGACGAGTGGCGGCAGTCGATCGCCGAGGCTCTCGGTCGAGACGACTGGGCCGCCCTCGGTCTCGCGGAGGCCGTGACGACGATCCGGGACCTGCGCAGGCTTCAGTCGCGCTGGTAGCGATTGACGTCAATCGGGAAAGTGGGGTACGGTGGAGGCATGAACACGACAACACCACCGCCGGACCCCACTCCCGCCCCGGAGGCCTTCGAGACGCTTGGGTTCACCGACACACCGAACCCGGCGTACGAGGACCTGGTCCGAGAGCGCCTGGACGCCTTCCCAGAGCGCATCCGGACGATCCAAGTGAGCTTCCCGCGTCGCGCTGGGAGGGATCGGGTCCTGGAGGCCACCCGGAAGCTCATGGAGGGGCTGGAGCTGTCGCCGGAGGAGGTCGCCGAGCTCAAACGGGTGCTCCAGAGCTTCAACGAGCAGATGCGGCCGTTCGCCGACTCGGTCCGGGGTCTGTTCCAGACCATCGAGCACACCTGGGCCGACATCCAGCCGTCGATCAAGATGCTCGAAGAGTGGGCCGCGGACATGGAGCGAAAGCCCGTCCACCCCAAGGATGTTCGCGATGAGCGCGGCATCAAACAGCCCTCCCCTGTGGCGCCTTTCTGGGCCGCACGACCGAACGGACGACGCCGATGAGCGACGCGAAAGACAGCGCCGAGTTGCGCGCGATACGGGAACAGATCGTCGGATCGGTCGAGCCCGATCCCGAGCACAACGATGGTGCCTCGATGCACGACCTGGTGATCGAGGACATGCGCAAGCGGAAGGAGTTCGGCCTGACGAAGTACGGGACCGTGCTCCAGGCCCACAACGGCCGCAACGCGCTGCGCGACGCCTACGACGAGGTGCTCGACCTCGCGGTCTACCTGCGACAGCGCATCGAGGAGGACGAGAAGCTGCGGCGCCTCGCCGGTGCCGCGGTCACTGCCGACATCCCACCGATGCTGCGACCGGACGACTGGCGGCAGTGCCCGAAGCGGGGTCCGCATCAGCGACAATGCATCTACCAGGAAGGTCACCAAGGAAGGCATCGCGCATGACCGATTTCGCACTTCGTTTCCTCGCCCTGCTCGGCCCGCTGGCCGTGTACGGCGTCGTCGTCCGGCTGATGGAGTCCAAGCCCATCGAACAGTGGTGGCCGCTGCTGATCTTCGCGGTGGTCGTCAACGGCGGGATGGCGCTGGTGGTGTGGATCCGCAGCCACCGCGGAGACCCGGAAGAAGAGCTCACCCTCGAAGATCCCGACCGCCGATACGGGTCGTTCTGATGCCTATGGACGCCCCGCAGGCAGGGGCAAAACCCAAGTGGCGCTTCCGAAAGGAGGTGCGGCAGTTCTACCAGCGACTCGAAGCCGCGGGAGGTGAGATCCGTTACCCGCGAGGAAACGGGCACCCGAAGCTCTTCTACGAGGGGCAGTTCATCGCCACGCTGGGCATGACCACGAAAGACCGCCACTGGGACCGCAACGTCATCTCCGCGTGCAGACGCGCCGGAATGACCATCTAACCGGGGAGAACACATGAAGTACCAGGTCAAAGACCTGATCGAGGCCACCGAGCGCATCATCGCGCAGGCCGACGAGAAGGCCTACGGAGCGAGGCTCGCGTGGCTGGCCGAGCACGAGGAGGCGTTCCGCGCGCTGCGTGACCGGATGACCCAGCGACTCCGGAAGAACGAGCCGATCACCGAGCAGGACTTCAAGGACACCATCGGGGTCCTCGACGTCGGCTACGGGAAACGCCGGGCCTACCACGACCCTCGTCGGTCGCCGATCGCCTCGCTGCGCCAGACGCGGCCACGGGGGCACCTGAACATCTTCTACAGCGACATCGTCAGCCTGCGAGACACACTCCGCGGGCTCGATCAGGAGTCGGTGACCGACCGGGACCTAACCGACCTCGGCTTCAACCGTTATGCCGCGGTGGTCAACCGGCTCCAGAACCCGGATCGCTACTGGGGAAACCAGGTGATCTGGTGAGCGACACACGCCTGAGGGTGCGCCTCGGCGACGTCCTGAAGTGCCGTCGCCGGGTCCGGGACTTCGAGGCCGAGCGTGCCGAGCGCAAACCCGACCAGTTGTATTCGTCCCGGAAGATCTACCGGTGGGAGTATTCCGAGGTCACCGTGACCAAGGTCGGACGGGTGTACCTCACAGCCGAGTCGACCAATGAGCACGGGATGAAGTGGGAGCGTAAGTTCCGGCTCGACAACGGCTCGGAGGTCGGCAACGCCCTCGACGTCCAGGTCTACACCGAGGAGTCGCTGGCGGCGCAGGAGCGGCGCGAGAAGGCGATCGAACAACTCGCCGAGCTGACCAACGGCTACGCCTGGCGCAGCAAACTGACCACGGACGCGATGGTCGGCATCGTCGCGATCCTGACCGCGGAGGGGAGTCACGATGGCTGAGTGGTGGGAGCAGAGCACGTCGATCGACCTGACCGACGAAGAACTCGCCGATCTGATCTCCAAGCTGGAGGCCTTCGAGGAAGACCAGCGGGGATCGCTGTATCCGCAGCTCAAAGAGTTGGAGGAGTACAGGTATTTCTCGAACAGGTACGGCCAGGCGGTGAAGACGTTCTTCCTCGAAAAGGCGAACCTGCGAGGGGACGATCTGAAGAAGGCGGTCGACTGGCTGCTCCGGGACAAGACGAGGGCCACGGGGGCGATCCTCGAAGGTATCTACCAGTGGAACGAACAGCGAGAGGAGGCCGACCGTGCCCGGACGACCCCGAGACGCTGAGCCGATCAAGGACCCGACGACCGCGCTGCGCGCGTTCGCGCAGGCCTGCGCGGAGGCCTACGGCCCCATGCAGCGCCACCCCGCCGCGTCGGCGAAGGTCGGGCTGGAGGTCGACGCCTTCCTCGCTGAGTGGATCGTCATGCGGCCGATCGACCTCGGCCGGGAGCGCGCAGCGCAGGCCGAGTGGCAGACCGAGGCGAAGAGGGCGTTCGCCGTGATGCTCCAAGCGATCAAGGCCGTCGGCGGGGACAATCTCGGGGAGCTGATCCTCGCCGAGGTGTCGAAGATCTACGAGTTCCACGGCCTCAGCGCCGAAGAGGAGTTCGAGAGGTTCACCCCGTGAAGCGGCTGACGGCGATGTTCGCAGGCCTGCGGTTCCGCCGGGAGTACGCGGTCGAGTGGGTGCATCTGGCGCCGGACCCCTCGCCTTCCGATCCATATAACCAGAGGGTCGTGGTGACCCAGTCCGAGGCGACCCGGTCGTGGGAGGTGGCGAAGTCGGCCTCCAAGATGCTGAACAAGGGCCCCGGGGTCATCTGGGCTCGCGTCGTGGAGCGGTCGGTCCGCGAGGAGCGGGAGCACTGGTGGCTGCCGTGGCGCACGACCGGCGAGACGCGGTGGTACGAGCTGGAGCTCGGCGGGTCGCAGGGGAAGCCGATGTTCGAGACCTAGTTGCTGCTGTTGGCGTCAACTGATACAGTAGACGCATGAACGAAAACAAGCAGCCCAAGGACCCCGATGTGGACCCCGACCTGGTCCACATCGGGTTCGTCCTCGACGGTGCCATCTGCCGAATGAACATCCCGGCCAACCTCGCTCGGAAGATGGGAATGGCGCTCTTCGACGAGGCCGACCTGGTCGAGGGAAAGACTCCGCTCCGCGAGCGCGTCCGGCGTCGGTGGAAGCCCGGGGGCCGACGCGACTTCCAGAACTTCCTGACCGGCGTCGCGATTGGTGCGCTCGGTGTCGCGATCCCCGAGGAGATCGCGTTCCGGGGCACCTCGGAGACCATCGCCACGATAGTGCTCATCGCGTCGGTGCTGGTGCTCCAGGGGTTCCGGCACTTCGACGACCGGCGCGACTTCGACGAAGAGGTGCGCGAGAAAAGGTACCAGGCAGAGACCGGCGCCGACATCGACGCGACGACCGGCCAGCTACCCTGGGAGATCCTGCGGTGACCATCGTCGTCGGCCATCGGCCCGGCACCCCACAGGGAGGGCGATTCGCACCCCGAGCGACGCTCGTCGGCTGCGACTTCCCGCTGTGCGACAAGGCCATTCACTTCCCGGTGAACCTCCAGTCGAGCAACGCCCAGTGCATCCGCGACACCATCCGGTTCATGGAGGCGCACAACCGCAAGCAGCAGATCCAGGGCTGGCTCGTCGACACCACCGTCGATCCGGCCAAGTTCTTCTGCTCCCGACATGCCGATTCTCCAACCGTGGGGACGGTCATCCTGCAACCGAAGCGAGACACATGAGCACCGTCGACATCGTCGAAGACCTCACCACCGAGGACTACATCGAGGCCTCAAAACAGCTTCTCCGAGTCCACGAGAAGAGAGCGGCCGGAAAGAAGCTGTCGAAGAAGGACCGCGCCATCATCACCTACGCGGCGCTCATGCTGTCGTCGGATCGAGCGGCCGACCTCTACCGCGGGGTCTGGAAGGACTTCGTCAACAACAACGGCGAGCCGATGGAGTTCAGCGGCGCACAGAAGGCCCGGCGCTTCGAGTCGATGCTCCAGCAGGGAGTCAGCGCGGCCGAGCGCGGATACGAGGTCGGCGAGCCCATCGCGCTGCGGTCGATCCTTGAAGACTTCCGCGAGATCTACTCGACGGACCTGCTGTGAGCGACCACGTCGACCAGAGGGTCGCCGAGCTGAAGGTGCTCAAACGCATCGACGCCGACCGCGTCGGTCGAGTCCTGAAACAGGACCGGGAGTCGATGCGGACGATGAGCAAGGCCGACCTCCAGAAGGTACTTGACCAGGCCGAGGCGGACATGACGCGGTGCTACGACGCCTCGGCGACGCTGCGCGAGGTGGGCAACCAGCTCGCCGACGTCATGATCGACGCGCTGGGGGTCGCGACGGATAGGGGTCTGAAGATCCGGTGACATTCATGGAGAAGGTGGGCACCGGCCTGGGCCTTTGGCTGCTGCTCGCCGCGCTGATCAACGCTGCCGACCATCGGTGGCTGGTTTGCGCAACGATCCTCTCCCTGGCCTCCGGCATCCTCGTCTGGGTGTTTGGCCGGGCGAGCGACCGAGAGGCTGCCCGCCAGAAGCGGGAAAACGACGCGCTGTTGGACCGGCTCGAACACGAAATGAACCAGGAGGACGCATCAGGTGAGTACATCCGGGACGGGAACGGATTCTGGATCCGAAAGCCCCAGGAGCGAGATCTCGGAGATAGCCGCCGAGACGATGAAGACCGCGATCAACGCGGAGGTGAAGGAGCGTTTCGGTGAGGACTTCTACGTGAAGAACTCGATCGTCCTCGCGCTCGTCGAGCGGCCCCGGGGCGACCTGGAGCGGCCGGACGCCCCGCGGATCTCGATCTTCCTGAAGAGCCTCGAACCGATCGACCCCAGCGTGGCGGTCAAGATCCTCGAAGAGGCCGCGGCGATCTATCAGCGGAAGCGCGCCGAGGGATGAACGAAAACGAGATCGCAGTGAGCCAGAGCCTACAGACCGTATCGGAGATCCTCACCCAGGCGGGTCTCGCGCAGGTCATCATGGACGTAGAGGACATGAAGCTGCTGGTCAGCATGTTGAAGGGACGGTCGACGATCGTCAAGATGAGCGGTCGAACAGCCCTCCGCGAGGACGAGCTGATCAATCGCCTCACCCACCAGATTCATCGACTCGGAGGAACCACATCATGACCGAAGTGCTCATCCGCACGCTCCGCGGGACCGGGGAGCCGTTGCAGCAGCCGAACAGTCCGCTGGGAGCGCAGCCGGGGTGGCCTCCCTCCAGCGGTAACGGGGTGTTCAACCCGGGAAACATGTCCGACGAGATCGTGCGCGAGGTCGCGACTCTCGGGGTGCGGCACGTGCCGATCCCCTACCCGGCGTCGATCGCCCCGGCCGGTGGGACGAAGATGTTCCACCAGAGCTATGCGGAGGGGTACCGAGCGATGGAGATCGCCGGAGCGGATCCGAGACCGACGATCTACTTCGGATACTCCCTCGGGGCGATCATCGCCGGGGACGCGGCAGCCGCCGGGGACCTGCCGAACTGCATCGGCTTGATCCTGATCTCGGACCCCCTGCGGCACCCGGATCAGATCGTGCCGGAGTGCGGCGTCGGAAAGCACCTGTACGGCTGCGCTGGGAAGCGCTTCATCGCGATCAACGCCCCGGTTTACTCGTACTCGGTCCGGGACGACACGATCTCGGCGCTCGCCGCGGACAACGGGTTCCGGCTCTTCTCCGACATCGTCACCGGATACCGGCAGCCGTGGAAGGTCGGGTACGCCAACCTCGGCGCGATCGCCGACGCCGCGGCGAAGTACCTCGGCACGCCGCCGACCGAGATCTTCGGCCGCAAGACCCCGGCGAAGCCCAGTCGGCACGTGGTCTACAACTCCGAGAACATGCCGCTCATGCCGATGACGCACACGGCGCACGCCGCGGGGAAGGCGATGCAGATCGCGGCGAACCACATCTAGTGGTACCCTGACCGCGAGATCGCTACCTGTTGTGTTGGTCTCTTCGTTCTCCTCGGGGCAAACGGGAAGAGCGCGTCGCACGGAAACCCCGGCCGGGGAAGAGGCCGGGGTTTCTGTCATCTCGGGGTACGATCGCCGCATGTCGTCCTCGTCCAGCCGCGCCAAGGGGAAGGCCTCCGACGGCGCCAACCTGAAGGTCTACTGGTCGACCGGCAAAGGCGGCGCGAAGATCAGATGGAACACCCCCGGGGACATGACTCGGTGCATCCGGTATATCCGTAAGTACGCCGAGAAGGAGGGCTTCTCCGCGCAGGGGTTCTGCGCTCGGCTGCACAAACAGATGACCGGCGTTTACCCAGGTGACAAGCGCAACGTAGGCGGAAACGGGAGATCGAAGAGCTGATGGCGAACAGTCTGGGAGCCGTTTTCCCTACGAAGACGGCCGCGCAGTGGGCCGCGCTCAACCCCCTCCTGATGAAGGGGCAGGGAGCCTTCGAGGAGGACACCCGAGCGCTGAAAGTCGGTGACGGCTCGACGCTGTTCAACGACCTCCCGTATTTCATCGGGGCCCGGACCGAGGCCAGTTCGGAGCAGATCTCTGACGTCATCGACTCGATGGATCTCGTCACTCAGGCCGCCGCAGATCTGGCATACGTCGGTACGGTGAACGCTCCGAAGGACGGATCTACGCCAGCCCTTGCGGCCTTCCAGGCGGCGATCACTGCGGCTGCCGGTCGGCCTCTGTTCGTTCCCCCGGGGGACTACCTGTTCAACGATTCCCTCACGGGGCGAGCGAATCTCACATTCGCTCCCGGAGCTCGGATCTTGCAGTCGGTCAACAAGCCCGCCTTCGAGCTGACCGGTACCGGGTCCCAGGGGCAATCCTCGCGAGGCCTGCAATCGACAGCGGCTGCCGGACAGAACATCATCAACTGCAATACGGTGGGGTTGGTCGTTGGCGACTGGATTCTCGTTCGGTCGGCCGAGGTATTTCCGAATAGCGTGGCGGGGAGCAAGATCGGCGAACTGCATCGAGTCCGTCAGATCGACGGAACCACCCAGCTCCGGACGCTGAGCAACCTCGACTACACCTACGCGCCAACGACGTCATCGGTTGTGAAATTCGGCATGATGCAAGGGGTTCGACTCCTCGGCGCTGGGGAGTTCATCAACACCCTCGGCGAGAACATGAAGGTCCCGATGCTTCGGTTCACCGCCTGTGCCGATCTGGTCGTCGATGCCTCGGTGGTTGGCGCCGGTGGTCCCGGGGTGACGGTCTCGGCCGATACGCTCTTCTCGGTGCGCGCCCGAGTGCGCGACTCGTTCAACAACGAGGACAACGGCAACTTCGGGTACGGCGTAGAGACTTTCGGAGCTTCCTGCCACGGCGATGTCCATGTGGACATGGTCGGCGGTCGGCACGCTTTCACGACGACGTCTGGGTCCACGACGGCGTCGGTCCCCCGGCACATCAATGTGACCGGGACGGCGGAGGGGCTGACCAACACCGCGTGGGACTCCCACGAGGAGGGCGAGTTCATCCACTTCAAGGGAGTGAAGGCCTTCGGCTGTCGTAACGGGGCGATCAAGCACCGGGCACCGCGGAGCACCATCACTGACCCGATCGTGCGGAACTGCCTCGGCATCGGAGTACGTTTCGCCCCGTCGGCGTTCGGCGGCGCACTGCACGGCGGGGACATGCGTGAGATTCGGTATCTGTCGGAAGGCTCTCCTGGGGTCGGGGTTCAGATCGAAGCCCCGGGGGTCACGGTCAGTGGCGAACCCAGAATCGAGTGTGACGACCAGACGATCTTGGTCCTCGCCGGAGGGAGTAATTCCCGGATTCGATCCGGAACGCTGCTGCCCGGAGCCAGAGGGAACGCCGACACGCGCGTGGCGATCGAGTATCAGGGTGTGTCGTCGAGTCACCGAGTGGATCGCGGAGTGTCCATCGAGACCCCGGCGCTAGTGGGAGTGAAGGCTGCCGCTACGGCCACGGACGTTCGGGTCGCACCTCTGCGTTATGAAGGGGTCGCTACTCGGGTGAGCGGTGCGATTCATCTGGTGACAGAGCCTCCTCGTCGACGGTTGATCAACGTCCCCGGGAACGGAGCGGCGCGATCCTCGTTGAGCAACGTGACCAGCGGCCGTGCCTACATCAGTCCTTTGGTCGTTGAAGACGATGAGCCGTGGACGACGCTGATTCCTACGATCGGCGTGGCGACGGCCGCGGCAGCCGGAGACACCGTCGAGGTTGCGATCTACGACACGGCTCGGAACCGGCTCGCGACTACCGGGAAACAGGCCATTCTCGATACCACCGGGGTTAAGACCCTGCCTGGGATTGCCTTCTCCCCACTGCTGGGAAAGAGGTACCTGCTGGTCACCCAGTTCGTCCTGTCGGGGGCGACCCTGGTGATCCATGCCGGGGGCTTCTCGAACACCGTCGGAGCCGCGATGGCGGGGAACACGGACGAGACGTACGACGGCGGCTATGTCGCCGCGGCGAACCCGTTGCCAGCACAAATCGCCAGCGCCCCGGTGGTGGGGGCCATTTCGGTGTACCCGTGGGTTCAGCTCACCACGGTATGATCCCGACATGGCACGGAGACGACGCGGCGGGTCGCTGAACACCCGGAAGAAGGGCAAGGCGAAGAACGGCGCGAAGTGGGGGCACGGGTTCGTTCCAAAGAACGCTGCCGCGCGGAAGCTGAAGAAGAAGCTCGACCGAAACGGCAAGCGCCGCAAGCGGACCGCCAAGGGCTACCCGAAGTGACCGGCCGGGCACCGAAGTTGTGCTCGTGGCGGGACCCCGAGAACCCCAGCCGGAAGTGCTCGCGCCGTGCCGAGGAAGCGCCGAACGGCGACGACTTCCGTTGTAAGGACCACTGGCGCAAGTCCTTCGGCGCCAAGGTGCCGCGGCGCGTTCGGCCACTGACCGAGGACGAGAAGAACTACATCCGCGAGCGCGACCATCACGTGTGTCGCGAGTGCGGTCGGCCCGCGCACCAGGTCGATCACATCGTCGAGGTCGCCGACGGCGGGGGCAACGAGCCGAGCAACCTTCAGCTCCTCTGCGACGAGCACCACGCCGACAAGACGCGCGCGAGCCAGGAGGCATGGGACCCTGGGATACGACGCCGGACGTCGGCGCGTGCGCAGGCGAAGAGGAAGGCACGGGCCGCGGGGCTCTACGTGCAGTAGATCGGTCGACTGGGGAGGTCGCAGATGAGGGTGGAATACCCGGCAGCCGAGGACGACGACGTCTTCTATCCGACCCTCGGTCCGCAGGTCGCCGACTTCATCGAGGCGAACTTCACCTACGGCCCGGGCTCGCTCCAGGGCCAGCCCGCGCGCCTGACCGATGACCAGCGCCGGGTGCTCTACCGAGCGTACGAGCACTTCCCGAAGGGGCACAAGCTCTACGGCATGGACATGTCCGGCCGACGCCGGTTCCAGCGGGTGTCGTGGTCGGTGCGCAAGGGATCGGCGAAGACCGAGTTCATGGCCTGGGTCACTGGCTGCGAGTTGCACCCCGACGCGCCGGTGCGCTTCAACGGCTACATCGAGGACATCACCGAGGCGCAGGAGGAGGCCTGGACCGAGGAGGACCAGGAGCGCTACACCAAGTTCGGCCTCGCGCCCGGCCGCGCCGTCAACAACCCCTACATCCCTCTGCTGGCCTACACCAAGGACCAGACCGAGGAGCTGGCGTTCGGCGCGCTGCGGTCGATCCTGGAGACCACTCCGGACGCCGACCGGCTCTTCGACATCGGCAAGCAACGGATCATCCGGAAGAATGAGTACGGCGCCGAGGACGGCAAGTGCCACGCGCTCGCCGGTAACCCGAACTCGGCCGACGGCGCGCGTACCACCTTCCAGGGCCTCGACGAGACCCACCGTCTCTACACCGACACCCACCGCGACGCCATCGAGACGATGCTTCAGAACCTCCCGAAGAGGCCGATGGAGGACCCGTGGCAGCTCGCGATCACCACCGCGGGTGAGCCCGGCCAGGGGTCCTACGCCGAGGACGAGTACAAGGAGGGAATCGCTTGTGCCGCAGGGAAGAAGAAGTCCGAGGGCTTCTACTTCCTGCACCGTCAGGCCCCCGACGGCTCGAAGTTCAACACCATGCAGCAGCGCATGGAGGCGATCTGGTGGGCTACCTCCCCGTCGGTGCGCGAGTGGACGCGGTTCGACTCGATCGCGGCCAACTGGGACCGCGAGGGAGCCGACACCCAGTACCTCGAACGGGTGTGGACCAACCGGTGGACCCAGACCGCGTCGCAGGCCTTCAACCGCGAGGAGTTCGAGGCCCTCGGCGACTCCCGGTTCCGCATCCCCGACGGCGCGTTCGTCACCGTCGGCTTCGACGGTGCGAAGTTCCAGGACTCGACCGGCTTCGTCGTCACCGACATCGAGACCGGCCGACAGAACGTACTCGGCTTCTGGGAGCGGCCGGACGACTCGGTGCTCGGGAAGAACGCCGACGGGACCCGGGTGAAGTGGCAGGTTCCCGAGGCCGAGGTCAACGCGACCTTCGACGACATCATGCGCCGGTTCAAGGTCTGGCGGGTCTACGCCGATCCCCCGCACTGGGTGGAGACCGTCGGCCACTGGCACGCGAAGCACCCCGACCAGGTCTTCGAGTTCTGGACCAAGGACCCAACGCGGATGTACTACGCGGTGAAGGGGTACCGCAGCGCCATCTCTAGCGGGGACGTGTCGCACGATGGGGACCCCGACTTCGTCGACCACATCGGCAACGCGGGCAAGCGCACGACCCGTGGCGAGGACGAGGACGGGCAGCCGCGGTTCGTCCTGACGAAGATCTCCTACGAGCGCAAGTTCGACCTCGCGATGGCAGGCATCCTATCGTGGGAGGCGCGAATGGACGCGATCAACGAGGGTGCCGAGCCGCCGGTCGACACCTGGGAGATCATCCGGGCCCGATGACCAGACTGTTACAGTTGGCGCAAACCAGAGAAGGAGTCTGACGTGGCGGTGACCCGCGGCCAGGTGGTGAAGGCCATTCCGCCAGGCGAAGACGACAAGCCCGGGGAGGCGTGGTTCGTCGTCTACCTGCTGAAGGAGCTCATCTCTCGGCGGGATCGGTACGACCGCCTGCGCAAGTACATCGAGGGCGATCCGCCCAAGCCCCAGACTCCGCGCAACACTCCGGAGGACTCCTGGAAGGAGTTCGAGGCCTTCCGGCGCATCAGCCGGACCAACCTCGCCGGGCAGATCGTCGCCGCGTGTGTCGACCGCACCGCGGTGCAGGCCTTCCGTACCGCCGCCGAGTACGACACCGACGGCGACAAGCAGGCCCGGAAGCTCTGGGACGACAACGACATGGACGTCAAGGGCGTCGACGCGATGTCGGACACCTTCGCCTACGGCCTGGGTCTCCTGCTGGCCGATCCGATCACGAAGAGGGCCAAGCACTTCCGCCCCTGGCAGGCCGTCGTCATCAACGACGCCGCCGACGAGCCGCGTGCCGCGCTCACCATCGAGCACAACCCTGTCGAGGGCCGCGACTACGCACACCTGTACCTGCGCGACGTCGACGAAAATGGCATGGCGACCGGCAAGGTCGAGGTTCACATAGCGGTGCGCGACCGAGACCAGCGGGCCTCGATGAAGGGCGGGATCTTCGCGAAGTCCGTTCCCCTGAACACCTACCTCACCCAGCGGTGGGTGTGGTGGAAGACCGTCACGACCGACCTGGAGACGATCCCCCTCGTCCCGTTCGACAACCGTGAGGGCCACAGCGAGATCGAGAACGACACCGATATTCTCGACCGGATCAACTACCAGATCCTCCAGCGCGTCGTGATCATCACGATGCAGGCCTTCAAACAGCGTGCGATCAAGGGCAAGTTCCCGAAGTACGACACTCAGGGCAACGAGATCGACTACGACAAGATGTTCCCGGCCGACCCCAACGCGCTCTGGCTGCTGCCGGAGGACGCCGACATCTGGGAGTCCGGCCAGGCACAGATCCAGGACATCCTCTCCGCGGTGAAGGATGACGTCCGCGACCTCGCGTCGGTCACGCGCACGCCGATGAACTACTTCCAGTCCGATTCGGCCAACCAGTCGGCGACCGGGTCGGAGCTCCAGAACGACTCCTACCTGCTGAAGATCCGCGACCGCAAGGCCCGGATGCGCGGCCGGTGGGTCCGGTTCATGTCGCTGATGTTCCAGATCAATGGCGACAAAGAGCGCTCGAACATCGAGAAGCTCGCGGTCATCTGGATGCCGAGCGACAACGTCTCGCTCAACGATCGCTACAGCTCGGCCAGCCAGGCGAAGGCCTTGGGTCTGTCGATGCGGACGATCATGCGCGAGGTGCTCAACTTCGACCCGGAGACCATCGAGGTCGCCGAGTTGGAGCTGATCTCCGAGACGCTGAAGAACGCGATCCGGCCGCAGGACGCCGGGACAACGACCGGCGCCAGCCCGGCGCAGCAGACGCCCCTCCAGGCGCGCGCGGCGTCGGCCACCGCGCTCGCGACGAGCAACGGTGCGACCAGTAGGTCCACCGGCGCGACGGCCGGACGGAGTGGACAGTGACCACCCCGGGATCGCTGCTGCCGCGGCCGAGCCTGCTCGACGTCCCGCCGGTGCCGCCGGACGAGATGACGGCCGAAGAGCAGGAGGCATGGATCGTCGCGCAGGTCGCCGCGATCACCCTCGGAGCCGCCGCGGCACGAGAGGCAACGACGAACGCTGTTGTTCTGCAACTGGTTCCGATGCTCCGACTGATCAACCCCTACAACGAGACCGCGGTGACCCGGTTCGCGCTGGAGGCCGCGAGCCTGGTCGGCCAGGGCATCGAGCAGATCGGCCAGATCGCGTGGTCCGCGGTGTCGACGCGCCTCGGCGTGCAGGGGTACCGACTCGGTCAGGCCTATCGGACGCCGACCGACGGCCGGACGACCGACCTCGCCGTGGCGTACAAGAGGGTCGCCGCGGACTACCGCTATCGCGTGTCCCAGGGGGTCGAGTCGATCGCCGGGACAATCCAGCAGGCCGAGGAGGAGCGGTTCCAGGCCATCGGTGGGGCCGTGGTCGCCGAGGGACGCCGAGGGGAGAGCAATGCCGAAGTCAAAGGGACGTCGCGGTCACCGGGAAAGACTGGCGGCTCGAAGTCGACGAGCGGAGGCGGAAGCGGAGCGGACCGGTCTGGATCCGCGAAAGGCTCCGATGCTGCATCGGGTGCTGGCACAGCGGGCAAGGGTGGAGCGTCGGCAGGCGGAAGCGGCGCAGGAGCGGGGACTCCACCGAAGAAGTCTGATCGACGAGTCAATGAGACCGCCGACGACTTCCCGACCCGAGATGCCGACCCTGCCGCGGGAGCCCCTGCGGCCGGAGACGTCGCCGACGAAGACGCCGCTCGGGTTGAAGCCGAGCTTCGCCGCGAAGCCGCGCTGAGCGACGCTGAGAAGCAGACGCTCCTCGAACAGGTAGCCCAGCAGGAGATGGAGATCCGTCTCGAACGCATGGTCAACGACGACATGGCGATGGCGGCGCGCTCGGCGTTCCGAGACGCGATCCAGTCGGCGCCGAAGGGCGTGATCACCGGCTACCGGCGGGTGCTGCACCCCGAGTTGTCGCAGTCCGGCCAGTCGTGCGGCTTGTGCATCGCGGCGTCGACTCGCATCTACAAGGCCAAAAACCTTATGCCGCTGCACAATCTGTGCAACTGCGAGCCAGTGGAGATCGTCAAGGGTCGGGACGTCGGTGATCAGATCAACGACGAAGACCTGGAGATACTCTATGGTGAGGCGGGGGATAGCACCCACCGAACGGATCTCTCGAACACGAAGTGGACTGTGTTCGAGCACCCGGAGCTCGGACCGGTCCTGCGGTCGGTGCCTCGGAATAAGAAGAGGAAGCCCGTGGACATCGAGTTCAGCTCGCGGGAGTCAGCCAGCGACCGGGGAGGTCAATCATGAAGTACGCCAACAAGTCTCGCATCATCGCCGCAGCCATGCCGCTCGACGGCCTGGTCCCGTTCTCGGGCCGACCCGCACGCGCCGGTCGGGCGATCCCGCGTCGCGACCCCGATCCGAACGAACACGGCGGGAAGGACACGAAGGACAAGGTCGATCCGGACAAGGACAACCCGGACGACGACTCGTCGAAGAAGACGGACGACGATGACGACCCGAAGCCGATCGACGTCACCCAGACCCAGGCGTACAAGGACGAGAAGAAGCGCGCCGACGCGGCTGAGCGTGAACTCAACGCGCTGAAGCGCAAGGGGATGAGCCAGGACGAACAGGCTCGTGCCGACGAACTCGACGCCGCCGTCAACACCGCAGTGTCGGCGAAGGAGGTCGAGCTGACCGACCACTATGAGGGTCGGATCGCCGCGCTCCAGGAGCAGATCATCGAGACCGCGATCGACAACGTCTTCGCCAGCGGTGGTCTCCAGCGCAAGGACTACGACGACGTCATCGCGACTTTGGACAAGACCAAGTTCGTCAAGGACGATGGCAGTGTTGATCGGGAGAAGGTCACCAAGGCCCTGTCCCCCATCACCCGAGCGGCGACCTCGCGGCCACCGCGCACCACCAGCGGTCGATCGACCGGGGACCGTGGCTTCGGCCGTTACCTCCCGCAGAACGACTGAGAGAAGGAGAAGGCTCAATGGCCGGATTGACCCCCACGCGGACCACCAACGCGAACGTCCGCGACCACACCTGGATGGCGTCGCGCGAAGGCCTGGAGAACGCTCACAGCGCCACGCTCGACTCGACCAGCCTCTCGGCTGCCGGTAACCACCGGCTCCAGAACTGGCTGCGCGGCGGCACTCCCCTCGGCGAGATCACCACCGCGGGGCCGAAGAAGGGCCAGTACGGGCTCTACGACCCCACGGCCACCGACGGCCGACAGGTCCACGCCGGGTTCCTCGTGGACTCGGTTCAGCTCGTCGACCCGGTCACCGGCGTGGCGAACGTCCCCCTCACCGGGGCGATCCTCCGGAAGGGTCAGGTGCTCGTCAATCGCCTGCCGGTCGCCTTCGACGCGACCGACGCCGACGTGTCGCCGCACTTCATCTACCGGTAGAGACCAGGGTCCTCGGACCAGAAGACAGGAGAGGGTAAATGCCCATCAATCGCGATTTCGTCGACCCGGCTGAGTTGACGAGTCAGGTCCGAGTGGCTCTGGCCGACCAGGACATCAACGGCCCGAACACTCTCGCGCCGTACCTGCCGTCGGAGACCGTCGACGACATCGAGTACGAGACCGAGACCGGCGAAGGTGGCCTGATCGAGGCTGCCATGTACCGCGCGTTCGACGCCGAGCTGCCGCTGACCAACGACGAGGCGCTCGGCCAGGCCCGCGGTCGTATCCACCCGCTCGGCCAGAAGATCCCCCTCCTGGAGGAGGATCGCATCCGGCTGCGCAACGGTGCCGAGGACGGCCTGCGCGCCTACATCGACCGCGTGTCGCGGCGCATCGCCAAGGCCGTCGCGCTCCAGATCAACCTGAAGCGCGCCGAGGCACTGGCGACCGGCAAGCTGCACTTCGTCGGCAACCGGCAGAACTTCGACGTCGACTTCGGCCGACGCGCGGACTTCACCTTCACCGCGGCGGATCTGTTCACCGACCTGGACGTCAACCCGTTCCAGGTGCTGGAGCAGATGAACCAGAACTACCTGGACGAGAACGGTTTCGAGATCGAGACCTTCCTCGCGTCGCAGCAGGTGAAGAACGCCTTCTACCGGCACCCGATGGTCACCGCGCTGGCCTTCGGCCGGAAGGTGTCCGACATCGACGCGGGCATGGTGGCTCCGGCTTCGGCGATCGACGCTCTCTTCGGCGAGCGCGACCTGCCCGGCTTCACCAAGACCGGCGGTCGCGTCAAGGTGCGCAACCTCGACGAGTCGGTGACGATCAAGGACCTGCTCCCGCGGGACACCCTGATCGCCGTCACCACGAAGGGCGACCCGGCAGTGGCGGGGTCGAGCATTCTGGGCTCCACCATGTGGGGCAAGACCATCGAGGCCGACAAGCCCGACTGGGGTCTGACCGACCAGGGTGACGGCCCGGGCATCGTCGCCGCCGTCCACGACAACGACGACGTCCCGGCTCGCATGTGGGTCTCGGCCCACGCGATCGCGATGCCGGTCCTCATCAACCCCAACTACACGATGGCCGCGAAGGTGATCTGAGATGGCGAAGCTGAAGACCTACGTCTGGCTCGAAGACCCCGACGGAGACACCCCCGGAGCGCTCGTGTCGTTCGGCCCGGAGGACACCCTCCCGGCCTGGGCCGAGAAGAAGCTCGAAGGGAAGAAGCACCTCTTCGAGGCCTCCGACGCCATCGCGGCCTCGGCCGTCGACATCCCCCTCCCGAAGGACCGGAAGCCCGAGGGCGACCGGGACTACAAGGCGACCGGCGAGACCGTCGGCCGGGAGCCAGCGGCCACCGAGAAGGGCGAGACCCAGCTCGAAGACCGCGAGGGCGAAGGCGACGACGAGGGCGAGAGCGACGAGCCCCCGAAGGGCAACGCCTCGAAGGAGGCATGGGCCCTCTTCGCAGGCGAGAACGGTGTCCCGGTCACCAAGGGCATGAGCCGCGATGACATCAAGGCCGCGTGCGCCGAGGCCGGGGTCTACAACCCGGAGTAGTAACACCGACGACGAGGCCCGAAACAGGAACAGGGGAGGGGTGGACATGCCCGCATTGGCAACGTTCGAGGACGTCCAGAGCGGATATGAGAAGCCCATCCCCGGCTCTCTCCGACCAAAGGTCGAGAAGTTCCTGGATCGGGCCTCTCTTCGTCTGCACTTCATCGTGCCCAAGCTCGACGCGGCGCTGGCGAAGGCCTACGCCGAGAGCGACTACGATCCGGATGCTCCTGCCGGGGACGACAACGAGATGCCTCGCGTCCCGGCATTCGTGCGCGACATGGTCGTGCAGGCCGCAGAGAACAAGCTGCGGAACTTCGGCGGGTTCTCCTCCGAATCGGCCGGTGTGTTCTCGGTGACCCGAGAGGACTACTGGGCCAAGGGTCGGATCTCGTTCGACCCCGAGGATCTCGTGCTGCTCAACGAGGCGATCGACGAGACCTTCGGCGCGTACCGAATGGGTCCCATCCGCTCCCACGTCCCCTGCACGAGGCTTCCGTGATCGGGCTCAACGTCCTGGCCGGGTCGGTCGACGTCGAGGTCTGGGATAAACCAGCGGACTCATGGGGAGAGGGCAAGGCGGGTATGACCCTCCAGTTCACTCTGGAGATGGTCCCCATCGTCCCCCGCACCACCACGATCGCGTCGAACGACTCGTTCCGCGAGCGCATCGAGTCCGGCTACACCATGTGGCTTTCGGCCGAGGACATCGCGCGGCTGACAGAGAGCCAGGAGTTCCGCGTCGTCTTTCCGACCGGCCAGAAGGTGGCCTTCGCCCTCGATGGCTCCCTCGAAGGCCTGCTGTGGGACATGAACCCTCTCTCCAGCTTCAACATGGGCAACGAGGTCAACCTGAAGTTCCTCCGGCGGATCGGAGACCGCGGGGTCGACGATGAGTGACCGGATGCGCAATGGGTACCGGCAGAACACGAAGGGCATGGGACAACTGCTCCGGCGCTCGAAGCCCCTCGATCGCGCACTGCGCTACCACGCCGTCCAGATCGCCTGGTACTACCGACGCAAGTACCCTCGGTCCAACGAGGCCGGGACGCCGTCGGCCGACCAGGTGTCGGTGGTCAAGCGCGTGCCCGGCGGTCGCCGGAAAGACCGCATGGAGATGCGGATCATCGCCCGCAACCAGAAGAGCATGAAGGCGATGTCGACCACCTTCCGCGGCGCCCTCGTGCGCGAGTCGGGAGGACGAAAAATCAGTGCCCGGGGGAGGGTCTCAGAATGACGTGGGTGCAGCCAGACATCGGCGAGTTGATCGCGGATGCGCGGGACAAGTTCGAGGGGTTCAACAGCGACTTCCCAGAAGGCGCAGTGTATCCCGACATCGAGAAGGTGTTCGCGTCCGTGCTCCGGCCGCTGGTCGAGAAGGACACTTACATCGGCAACTTCGTCATCGCCGACTACGACAAGGACGCGATCGACGAGGACACCGGGGAGGTGGCGTCGAGCCCCTTCATCGAGATCCACCGGCGGGGTGGGGAGTACGACCCCGACGACTTTAGCTATTACCCCAACGTCGAGATATTGTGCTGGGGGAAGTCGAGATCGGTGGCGAACGACACCGCGCACAAGGTTGCGATCCTGCTCCACGGGTGCGGCGGCGCTGAGATCGACGGCGTTCTGATCGACTTGGTCGAGGACGCAACCGGTGACGAGGAAGTTCGCCAGAACAACTTCGACGACCGGTGCGTGACGCGGCAATTCCGGGCAGGATACCGACCCATCTACCCCGACTGAGTCGGGAACCGAAGATAAGGAGAAGGGCAGATGCCTTCGTTTTCCGCACTCGCCAAGCGGCAGGGTGAGCTCATCCGCAAGCCCCTGGCGGGGATCATCTGTGTCGCTCCCGAAGACTTCGAGATCGACGCCGACTTCAAGCTGACCACGCTCGCCGCCGGTGGCGCGATCGAGCTGGCCGACCTCTCCGGCTGGGACCAGCTCGGGTGGGTCTCCAAGTCCGACGGCGTCGTGTTCTCGGCCGACACCGAGACCTCCGACGTCGAGTCGTGGGGCGCACTGGAGCCGACCCGGTCCGACATCACCAAGGACGTCACCTCCGCGCAGTTCACCTGCCAGGAGACGAACAAGATCGTCCTGGAGATGTTCTACAACGTCGACCTGTCGGGAGCCCTCGCCGACTTCGACACCGGCGAAACCGCGTTCAACCAGGCCGTCGACCCTCAGACGACCTACCGCCGGATGCTGTACTTGTCCAAGGACGGCGCTGGTCCGAAGGAGACCTTCATCGCGAAGCTGATGCCGCGAGGCTCGGTCACCGCGAAGTCGGACCAGAACTGGAACTCCGAGGACGCGCTCGTCCACGGTATGACCTGCACCGCGAAGGTCGACGACGAGGTCGGTTACGCCGTCCGACACCTGTTCGGCGGCGCCGGATGGAAGGCCAATCTGACCAAGATGGGCTTCACCCTCGCGCCCGACCCGACGCCGTAGAGCCCAGCCCGGCCCGCTCTTCCTCCCCGGTAGCGGGCCGGGCTGGTCCCACCGGGGAGGACCACCATCAAGACCAGGAGAAGATCATGACGTTCCAGCCCGTCAAGCTCGTCCACCCGAAGACCGGCGTCGTGGTCACTGCGACCACCGCGGTCGATCTCACCAACTTCCGCTTCGCCGACGGCTACCTGCCCGAGGACGTTGCGCGCACCCTCGTCGCCAAGACCGAGGGTGTCGAGGAGAAGTACCCGAAGCTCGTCGAAGGCGTGAAGAGCCTCGACGAGATCCAGCGTGCCGAGGCCGAGGCCGAGAAGCCTGCCGAGGACGCTCCCGCCGACAGCGAGGGCGAGAAGGCCGACGAGGGCGAGGCCAAGGGCGAGGATGCGTCCTCGACCGACGCCCCCAAGGTAGCCTCGACGAAGACGGCCAAGACCTCGTCTCGCCCGTCGACCACCGCCAAGAGCGGGACGGACGCCAGCGGCACCGACGTCGGCGTTTCCTGACCACCGCAGTAACGAACTACCGGGGAGGTAGCGATGGGTATCAAGTTCTCTGACCTGGAGAAGCGCGCCGAGCGATCGGTCGCGAAGAAGAACCGCAAGCCGTACGTCATCGAGGTCGAGGACGACGATCCAATCGTCATCCCCTACCCGGACGCCATCAAGTCGATGGAGTACGAGCGACGCGAAGACCTCTACGGGTCGCTCCAGATCCTCGCCGGGGCCGAGTTCCCCCGCATCCTTGAACTGGTCGAGGGCAAGGATCTGGAGGTCGTCCAGTACCTCCTCACCGACATGTGGAAGTTCTGGCGCGACGACGCCCATGAGGTTCCCGGGGGAAAAGAGGGCTGAGGGAGCTCTTCGACGAGTACGGCCTGGAGATCCTGCGGGACTTCAGGTCGTACTGGTTCGGACTCGACGTCCTCGAATACTTCCGCGGCGAGCGGACCTGGGCCGAGTTCTACGACTTCCTCAACGGTCTGCCCGCCCACTCGCGCTTCAAGGCCAAGCTCGCGCTCGACCCCGACTTCGCCGAGATCCTCCACCAGCGCAAGCTGGAGATGAACGAGGACGACGACGACGAGGACGACGACAGCGAAGAGGGCTGGAAGCCGAAAACCAAGTCGCAAGAGGGGTATACCCCCATGATCGCGACGGCCTACACACTGATCGAGTCGGTCCAAGAGGTCACTCGCACGCTGATCGCGGTCAACGGCCAGAAGCCGCCGTCGAAACAGAAGCTCCCCCGGCCGGTCTCGGCTCTCGACATCCTCGAACTGATGGACGAGAAGAGCGAAATGGACGATCTCGCCGCTAGGTTTCGCGTCGGGCAGCGGACCTGAGATAGGATCGCAAGTGCCTACCGAAAGGGCACCAGGGAACGGGAAACCCTGGTGCCCTTTCGCATATCAGAGAGGGGTGAGACCGCGTGGCGAAGACCTTCCTCGTCGGCGAAGGCGCTGTCCGTCTCATCCCCAACGCGGCCACCTTCCACAAGACCGCACGCGCGAAGCTCGCCGCGGATCCGCTCCACGCTGGCGTCGAGCTGAAGCCGAACATGACCGGGTTCACCCGGGACGCTCGCGCGAAGCTGAAGACGGTCGAGGGCCTCTCGGTCAAGGTCTCGCTGAAGCCGGACGTCACCGGGTTCAGCCGCGAGGCACAGAGCAAGCTCGACGCCACCCGCAACCTGAAGGTCCACGTCGCCGTTGAGGCGAACGTCGACCGGGGGTCCGTCGCCAAGGCGCACCGCGAGATCCAGGCCCAGCTCTCCGCAATGGGGCCGGTGAAGGTCTCGGTCAACTCCGACATCGACCAGGACAGCCTCCGGCGAGCCCTGGCAGCTATTCGCGCGCAGGTCGAGGCAGAGCGCATCACGGCCAGCATCCGCAGCCAGCGGGAACGGGGAGGCCTCGGGGGTATCGGCGGCGGCGGGGGAGGCGGCGGCGGTCGGCCAGTACGCAAGGCCGCGATCGCCACCGGCACCGTCATGGCCCCGATCGTCACCCAGGCTGCCGTCGGCGGTCTGACCGCGCTCATCGGCGCTGCCTCGCAGGCCGCCGGGGCTCTGGGGCTCCTCCCTGCCGCCGCGACCGCGGCCGGTGCTGGGCTGGCAGCCATCGCCATCGGCGCCGTCGGCATCGGGGGCGCGTTCTCTGCGCTCTCAGACGCCTCGAAGTCCGCGGGATCGGCCGTCACCCAGAGCGCCAGCCAGCAGGCCGCAGCGCAGAGAGGGATCGAGGCAGCCGACCGCGGGCTCGCCACCGCGCACCGCGGAGTGACTCGCGCGCTCGAAGACCTCAACGACGCTCGCAAGGACGCCGTCCGGCGCCTGCGGGACATGAACGACGAGATGAAGATGGCTCCGATCAACGAGCGCGAGGCCGCGCTCGCGATCAAGGAAGCCGTCCGGCGTGTCCAGGAGGCCACCGCATCCGGCGACGCCCTGGAGATCGAGGGCGCGCAGATCGACCTGGAGAAGTCCCGGCTCCAGTACGACCAGCTCCGCAAGCAGAACGACGACCTTGCCAACGACGTCGCCGCGGCCAACCGCAAGGGGGTCGAAGGCGACAAGCAGGTCATCGCCGCGAAGGACGGCGTCGTCGACGCCAACAACGCGCTGAAGGACGCCCAGGACGCGCTCACCGCCGCGATGGAGTCGGCAGCCAACGCCGCGACCCAGATGGCCGGTGGTGTCGACAAGGTCGCCCAGGCGATGGACCGGCTCTCGCCGAAGGCCCAGCAGTTCGTCCGGCAGATCCACGCGCTCGGACCGGCCTGGACCGAGACCCGCAAGTTCATTCAGGATGCTTTGTTCAACCGACTCGGTGACTCGGTGACCAAGCTCGCCGGAGTCCAGCTCCCCGTGCTGCGGACCGGGCTGGCGGGGATCGCCACCGAGATCAACGGCGGGCTCCGCGGTGCTCTCGCGACTTTCTCCACCGAGCAGGCCGCGATGGACTTCACCACCACGCTCAACAACTCCCGGGGGATGTGGGCCGGGATCGCGCAGAGCTTTGCGCCGTTCGCGCAGGCCTTCATGAACGTGACCACCGTGGGCTCGACGTTCATGCCGCGGCTCGGTACCGCGGTGTCGAACATGGCCTCGAACTTCAAGCAGTTCACCGACGAGGCCCGGGCCGACGGCTCGATGCAGGAGTTCTTCGAGAACTCACTGACGATGGCGAAGCAGCTCGGTCGCATCCTCGCCAACGTCGGCGCCATCATCGGCGAGATCTTCTCGGCCGGAGCGGAGACCGGCGGCGGGTTCCTCAACACCATCGAGACCGCGACCGGCGAGCTGCGTGCGTTCCTCGGCTCGGTCGAGGGCCAGGAGGGGCTGAAGACCTTCTTCAACGGGGTCAAGGAAGCCGTCCAGACCCTCGCGCCGATCATCACCATCGTCGGCGACGTCCTGCTCACCGTGCTCGGCCCGGCGCTGACCGACCTCGTGATCGGGATGGGGCCAGGCCTCGTCGCGATGTTCCAAGGCCTCGGCAACGGGCTCGCAGCGATCCAGCCGATCATGGAGACCGTCGGCGTCGCGTTCGGTCAGATCGGCTTCGAGCTCGGCAAGGTCTTCGAGGTGCTCGGCCCGGTCATCGCCGAGGTGTTTGCCGCGTTGGCTCCCGCCATCGGCCCACTCGCCGCGCTGCTCGGCAGCATCATCAAGGGCCTCGCGCCGATCCTGACCCTGGTCGGCGGGGTCGTCGGTGCGCTCGTTGGTGCGCTCGCCCCGGCCTTCCAGACCATCACCGACGCGCTCGGGCCGGTCATCGCGGGGCTCGTCGACGCGCTGATGCCGATCATCCCTCCGCTGGCCGAAGCGATCGGCGCGATGGCTGGCGCCCTCGCCGGGGTGCTCGCCGAGATCATCGGCGCGCTGGCACCTGTGATCACTCAGATCGCAACGGGATTCGCTGATTTGGTGATCGCGATCCTGCCGATCGTGCCGGTGTTCGCCGAGCTGATCACCAGTCTGCTCCCGGGCCTGATGACCGTGATCAACGCGATCCTGCCGTTGTTCCCGACGATCGTGCAGGCGCTCGTCAGCATCGTGAGTTTCATTGTCCCCATTCTGATTCCGGTCCTGAAGGTGCTCAGCACCATCGTGTCGACCGTGTTCACTGTGATCGCGAACGTGATCGGTTGGGCCATCCGGAACATCATCGTGCCGGTGTTGACCTGGCTGATCAAGGGGATTACCAACGTCGGCGACATCGCTAAGTGGTTGTGGGACAACGCACTTAAGCCGGTGATCGACTTCATCGTCGACGGGTGGAAGTGGCTCTGGAGCATGGTCGAACCCGTGTTCGATGCGCTCCGGAACGGGATCTCGCGTGTCGGCGACTTCTTCTCCACCGTCGTCGACGGCATCGGCACGGCCTGGGGACGACTGGTCGACATCGCGAAGAAGCCGATCAACTGGGTGATCAACCACGTGATCAACGGCGGTATCGGCCGCGCCTGGAAGGCGGTCGACAACTTCCTCGGCGGGCACATGCCCGACTGGGTCGACGTCAGCCCAATCGGGATGGCCTCCGGTGGCGAGGTGCCGATGGCAGCCGGAGCGGTCCGAGGGAAGGACTCGGTTCGCATCCTGGGTATGCCGGGGGAGCACATGTGGGACGTGATGGACGTCGCGCGTGCCGGTGGTCAGCAGGCGATGTACCGGATGCGCGATATGGTCATGAAGGGCAAGCCGTTCACCTGGACCCCGGCTGGTCTCGCCGACGCCGAGGGCGACGGTGCGCTGCCGCGGTACGCCAAGGGTGGCGAGCTGTCCGCGGGTGACCGGCTGGCCCCACTGCCGGGCGAGGGCGGGCTTCAGCCGATCGCGCAGCTCATGGCGCGAATCATCAAGGGCACCTGGCCCAAGACGGTCACGTCCATCGGCGGTTACCGTCCTCCGGACGGCTACAACGAGCACTCGTCGGGTCGCGCGCTCGACGTCATGGTGGCCGAGCTCGGGGGCAAGACCGGCGACGAGGTCACCGAGTTCTCGATGGCGAACCACCCGAACTATCCGGTGACGCACACCATCTGGAAGCAGCAGATGCACTACCCGCCGGACGGCCGTACCGAGGGGATGGAAGACCGCGGGTCGCCGACGCAGAACCACATGGACCACCCGCACATCTGGTACGCGCCGAACCAGGGCCCGATCAACCCGAACATCATGCCCGACAACATCGCGTTCGGCGGGGTCACCGACGCCGCCGTGCGCAAGGGCATCACCGCGTGGGCAGAGAAGGCCTTCAACACCGCGTTGTCGCCGGTGAAGAAGATGCTCGCCACCGAGGCGTTCAACCCTCCCCCGGAGATCAAGGCGACCCCGCGCGAGCTGTACAAGGGCATGGTCGAACCGGCGAAGGAGAAGCTGCTCGACAAGGTCTCCGAGCTGACCTCGATGGACGGCTGGAAGAACATGCTCGGCGGCGCGGTGGACAAGGTCAAGTCCGGCGCGGGCAACCTCCTCGGCGGGTTGAAGCGCGTGCTCTTCGACACCGGCGGCGTCATCCGGCCGGGCACCACGGTGGTGCAGAACGACACCGGTCGGGACGAGTACATGCTCAACCCGATGGAGACCGTCCTGCTCCGCGGGCTGGTCGCCGCCCTCCGCGGGATCGGGATCAACCCGGTTCTGCCGCAGCAGCAGCCGCTCACCCCCGATACCGGCGACAAGCCGCTCACTCCGGAGACCGGACCGGCCGACGTCAACATCGCTGGCGTCGGTGGCAAGACGACGTCCCCGGGCGAGCTGCCGGTCCCCGAGCAGAACGAGATCAAGCCGCCGACCGCCGAAGACCTCGACGGCGGTCTCGCCGGGACCGGGTCCGGCGCGGCGACGATTCCACTGAAGCGGAACCCCGACGGCACGTACTCCTCGACCGACCCCGAGTGGGACCACCTGATCCAGCGCGAGTCCGGCGGCATCGCCGATCGCCAGCAGGAGGTCATCGACGTCAACTCCGGCGGCAACGAGGCCAGTGGGCTCTTTCAGATCGCGAAGGGCACCTGGGCATCGAACGGGGGCACGAAGTTCGCGCCGACCGCCGGTGAGGCGACCCCTGAGCAGCAGGCCGAGATCGCCGCGAAGATCTTCAACGAGCAGGGTGGCGCACCCTGGGGCTCCGGCCTGGCCGGACGCGAGAGCGACGACAAGCTGCGCGCCGGTATTCGTCCGGCCGGGACGAAGAACGACCCGGTCGCAGTCACCGTCGAGACCCCCTCGGACGACCCATCGAAGGACTGGGCCACCACCGCGGAGACCAAGCCCGGCGACAAGACCGGGTCGGCGTACGGCCAGAACCTCCAGGGTGCGGCGATCGGCAAGGACGGCTCCTACAAGCCGGACAACAACGTTCCGTCGGTGGACAAGGGCGGGAACATCGACACGAAGCCGATGTTCACCAACCCGTTCGAGACCTTCGAGGGCAAGCTCGGCATGGGGTTCGCGAAGAACGCCCCGCTCGGCATCGGCGGTCCGCAGGCCGAGATGCTGTCGAAGAAGGCCCCGGCCGTCACCGAGCTCGCCAACGGGATCGCCAAGGCTGCCCCGGCGTGGGGTGCGGCGCTGGCGGGCAACCCGGCCGCGCTCATCGCGAACATCGGTCAGGCGACCGGCCAGTGGGCGACCAAGACCGCGAGCGACTTCGCCAACTACATCCCGGAGGCCGCTCCCGGAATGCTGGAGTCCGCGCTGTCGGCGATCGGTGGACCACTGATTGGTACGGTGAACACCGGCGTCAGCACGGACGAACTCATGTCCACGATGGAGGACGCGCAGAACCGGCAGATGCGCCGGACCAAGGCCGGACGCCGGAGGTACTGACGTGAGTGGTGGGCTGAGCCGAGGGGATCGGACCTGGGTCATCTTCCGCGGTCCCGAGGGTGGCCGGTTCTGGCTGTCCGGAATGCGCGGGCAAGGCAAGCAGGGAGTCGAGCTGGCGATGGGGCTCACCGGCCTCGATCGACCGCCGACCGAGCTGGTCTGGCTCCAGGAAGCCCATCAGAACGGGGCCGACCTCGTCGGGTCGAACGTGGACGTCCGGACGATCAAGGGCGCAGTCAACATCCTGGGGAAGACCCCGCGTCAGGTGCGTGCAGCCTACGACGACTGGCAGCGGAACAACTTCTTCGAGCGGTACTCCCGGCTGTTCCTCATCAACAGCTACAGCGGGGTCCGATTCCTCGACGTCCTCCTCGGCGCGTCGCCGGACGGCTCGCTCGACAAAGACCCCGCACTGCTCCGACGACTGGCCGGATACCCATGGACCTGGGTCTCCCCGAACCCCTACTACAAGGGGTACTCCGAGACCTTCCGGTCGAAGGTGGTCAACGGGAACTCGACGATCGAGATGAAGGTCCGCAACCTCGGCTCGGCGCCCCGGGTCTACCCGCGGATCTACTTGCCCGGTCCGGGCACCTGGCACATCCCCCGGGGCACCCGGCAGCCGAACTGGCGCGGCGAGGAGGGCCTCGGCCCACTCGTCGAGGACGACATGATCCCGCTCCCACCCCTGAAGAGCGGGGAGGGTGTCTGGCTCAACCCCGACACTCGTATCGAGACCATCACTCGGGTCGGCCCCAGTGGGCAGGAGAAGAACCTCTGGGCACAGATGAACGGCCAACGACCGAAGCTCTGGCTCAACCCCCGCTCGCAGGAGACGTGGAAGTTCCGCGTCCAAGGCGGGCTTCCCGGCACGGAGGCCAAGATGATCGTGCAGCCCCTCTACATGACGTTCTGGTGAGCCATGCCTCCTCTGTTGAGTGACGCGCCCCCGATCCCGCTCGACGACCGCGGGATCATTCCGTCGTGGCGTACGACGGCTGACATCGAGATCCGTCGGTGGATCGACGACGACCCGATGGGGCTCGAAGGCTACTGCAACGACTTCATCGAGGCCGAGGCCGAGTTCGCCGAGAACGAGACCGGCCCCGGGCACATCGAGGTGCCCTACCACTCGAAGTGGGCGAAGATCTTCGCCAACTGTGACAACGAGAACATCTTCGTCCACATCAAGATCAACGGCGAGTGGTGGACCGGCCGCGTCGACAAGTGCCGGAAGAAGCGCAAGGGGAAGAAGCGCACGGTCATCGCCGAGCTGGTCAGCGACTACGTCTGGCTGGAGTCGATGTTCTGCTGGCCCAACAACTTCACCCCGCTCGGGTTCCAGTGGCCGAAGAAGAACGTCAAGCTCATGCCCACCAAGAGCATGATCGAGAGCTACATCTTCGAGGTGCTGTTCCGGCTCCAGGCCTTCGGTAGCGGGCTTTACCGGTTCCCCATCGGGTTCTTCAACAACCCCGGTGAGAACTGGTGGTCGATGAAGGTCAAGGACTGGGCCCGGCCATGCGTGGTGATCCCGAGCAGTCTGCTCCACGACACCACGCGCTGGAACGCGCTCCTGGCCCGGATGACCCCGCTCGACGAGCTGTTCCGCGAGGTCGCCTACGACGAGCACGTCGTCATCGAGGCGAAGGCCTGGGTGAAGGGACGCGACCCCCAGCCGTCGGACAAGATCACCCTCGAACACTCGTGCATCTACTTCAAGGTCCACGACAAACGAGGCGTCGTCGGCCGCACCGGCACGGTGCTCGATGGCCTGTTCAACACCGTCATTGACACGGTCAGCCCGATCGTCGAGAACATCGTCGGCGCCTTTACCGAGAACAGCGAGATGTACTCGCTGTCGAAGTTCTTCGGCACCGACCCCAAGGACCCCTGGGTGGTCATCCGAGAGGACGACCTCGACGACGACATCGAAGAGTCCGAGGTCGTCATCAACTCGCCCCAGGCCCACACCGGGATCGTCGGTGGGCAGTCCCCCGAGTGGCTGAACAAGGGCATCGAGATGGTCGCCAACGCGGCGATCGGCGGGATTCTCGCGGTGGCCGGGATCTCGTTCCTCTCGGACCTGATCAGCGGGGAACTCTCCGACATCGCGCTGGCCTTCCAGAGCCAGACCAACGAGCGCCTGCGCGCCAAGTTCGGCCTCTTCATGCTGCCGGAGGCATACCCCGGATCCGGGACGACGGCCTACACCTACGACTCGATCCAGGCGCTCCGCAAGATCATGTTCGAGACCCGGCCGTACCGGTCGTTCTCGGTCACGATCAACGACGGGAAGCCGTTCATCCCGTTCGTCCACTTCGGTATCGGAGACCCCATCGGCTGGGAGGACGATGGCGAGATCCACGTCGACTACGTCCGCCGCATCACCGTCACGCTCAACCGCGCGAAGCGGACTCGGATGACGATCAAGGTCGGCGACGAGCAAGCACTGAAGGACCCGATGGAGCTGGCGCTGAAGCGCGTCGAGAGGGTCAAGCAGGCCTTCGACTTCTGGACTTTGTCGGATGCCGGTTAGACCCGGATAGACTGACCGCGACCGAGGGAGAAACATGCCGGAGACCATCAAGGAAGCCATCGTTCAGCTCATCCTGCGCTGGGATGGCGATGCGATGGACTACGAGTCCGAGCGCCGCGCGATCATCGAGGTCACCAACGGCGTCGGCGAGCTGCTCCTGCCGCGGGGCCGTCAAGGTGACCCCGGCAAAGACGGCGAGCCCGGTCCGAAGCTCGCGCCGGACGTGGTGCTTAGCCAAGCGAACGATTCTGACATCACCCCACTGCTGCCGCAGGATCTCGCGGAGGGTGACCGCGGGTATGTCGTGCTCAACGACACCACCAACACCGCGTGGTTCTGGAACGGCGAAGAGTGGCGCATCGTCCACGACGTGGTCGGGATGCAAGGCGACATCGGACCGTCGGTCGGCTTCAGCATCGGCACCGTCACCACCTCCCCCTCCGGCGGGCAGGCTGCTGTCTCGGTAGACCCGGCGTCGACCGCGACGAACAAGATCCTGAACTTCGTTCTCCCCCGAGGCAACCAGGGATCGGTCGGCGTCGGCCAGAAGGGTGACGCCGGAGACGCGATCGCCGGAGCAGGCGACGTCGAGATGCCCGTGGGTGGTCCGGCCGACGGCCAGGTGCTCGTTTACGACAGTCTCCTGGAGAAGTGGCGACCCACCACGTTCATGTCCGGGCCGGTCGGCCCCTTCGCCATCGGCCCCAACGACTTCACGGTGGTCAACGACAACAACTGGTCGAACGACTACAAGGTCATCGCTCAGATCAACGTCCCTGCACAGGGATTCGCATGGCACCCTCGGGTCTTCGCCCAGTGCGATGTGAAGCTCACCGGTGTGCAGGCGCGTGTCGACCTCGAAGCTCGGATCGGTTCGGCGACTGGCCCCGTGGTCGGCCGCGGGCCGGGCAACACGATCACCGCGATCATCGACAACTTCTACCCTCGGGACCTGTCACCGGCGTTCGAGGGCTCCCCGATGACTCCCGAGTCCACCGCGTACTCGGTCTCGAAGGGTGAGGTCGGCACGATCTACCTCGTGCTGCGCCGGATCGACACTCTCGCGACCTTCGGCGTTTCCACCCGCAAGGACCGAGCCTCGTTCACCGTCTACTGCGACCCGATCCCTGGCTCCGAGGCGTAGCGTGACCGACGTTCTCGACCTCAACCGACACACCCCGGCGGAACTCCTCCTCGCGGGCAAACAGCTCGCGGTCAAGAGGGACATCTGGGACCCGAAGAGCGTCGGTGAGATCGTCGCGAAGATCCTCGACATGTTCGGGCTCGACATCCCGAACTGGGAAGACGCACTTGCCAATTGGGAGGCCCTGAAGGATGCCTTCGAGGGCAGCTACACCGGCGACGACTTCGCGCTTAACGCGATCCAGAACGTCGTCGGCACCCTGCGACGTCTCGCGACCGGACTGATCAACCCGGGACGGCTGCCGCTGATCCCCTTCAGCCACATCGGCGAGGCCTACCCGAACCTGCTGGAGAACGGTGGGTTCGAGAGCGCCGACTCCCTCGACGGCCAGGACATCTGGACCTGGGACGGCGCCGAGGGACGCACGGCTCCCGGCGCCGCGCGCACCACTGGTGACGGAAACCGAAAGGTGTTGCTGTCCAACAGCGTTCCCGCCACCGCCGAGCAGAAGTTCCAGATCTCGGGCTGGGTGAAGTGGACCGGCCTGACCGGCGGGGCCAATGCACTGCGGGTCTCGGTCATCCCCTACATCGGCGACACGGCACAGGCCGAGGTCCCCATCGCCGCGCGCAACTCGCCGTCGGCCAGCTCGGGGTGGACCGAACTCACCGGCACGTACGAGGTGCCGACCGGCGTCGACAGCATCCGGCTCCAGGTCGAGGTCGGGGCCACCACCACTGCGGGCACCGTGTGGTGGGACGACATGCGGATCTCGAAGTACGGCAGCCTGCCCCAGCGCTTCATCGGCGGGCTCGTCGACGCGCTCGGCGATCTCGGTGAGGGCATCGTTGCGGTCGTCAACAACGTCGGCGAGTTCTTCGACAAGATCACCGGCCGGATCGGCTCCACCGTCAGTGACATTCAGGAGTGGATCTCTCAGCTCGGCACGATCCTCGGCGGCGGCACTGTCGGCGCAGGCCTCCTCCCGACCCTGTCGAACGGTCTCCGCGGCGTCGTCGGGGGAATCCAGGACTTCGCGCAGAACATCCTCGACGCCATCATCCGCGCGATTCGCGGCGTCCCCTTCGTCGGCGGCTCCCTGGCGAACCTCATCGAAGAGGTCACTGGTCTGCGCACCACGGCCGACGTCGCCAGCGCGACCGCTCTCACCGCAGACCTGAAGGCCGAAGATCTCGCGGCCAACGTGCGCGACGGTGCCGAGAACACCGGCACAGCCGCCGGGACCGGGCCGATCGCACAGGCGTTCGAGGCTGTCCGAGGGCTTCGTCGCCGGGCCGACGAGGCACAGGAAGCGGCGGTCGTCGCGCAGCAGCAGCTCCAGGAACTCCTGGCCTCCAACGAGGCGGGGGCATCCGGCGGTCGTAGCGGCACCGACACCATCAACCGGCCGGACTCCAACACCCTTGGCCCGCTGTGGATCTCGAATAACATCGGTGGCGGTCAGCTCTCGATCGTCAACAACGCGATCGAGCTGACCTATAGCAACGTCGAGGAACCTGCCCGTGGATACGCGCTCTGGGACGGAGAGGCCCCGGTCAGCGACTACTTCGCGAACACCATCGTGCTGAAGAGCGGGTTCTCCAGCTCGTTCGGCGGCGGCGACCCCTACCTCTACCTGCTCAACCGATGGGACGGACTCTGGGTCGGAAACAGCGCGAGCAACCTCATGCCGAACAACGCGATCATGACCCGGATCTCGCGCTCCGGTGGGCTCGCGGTGTACATCGTCCTCAACGGCGTGCCTGGCAACCCGGTCGCCACTTCCGACGTCGAGGACCCGCGCGCCGGTGACGTGATCCAGTTTCGTCCCGGGTCGTTGGCGAACGAGCGGCAGTTCTCCCTGCTGTACAACGGCCGCACCGTCGCCGGTCATACCGACAACGCGGACCTGTCGAAGATGGGGCCGACCTTCCGGCGGCACGGCGTGGCGATGTACGGCGAGGGGGTCCCCTTCGTCGGTTGGAAGCGGCCGTCGCCGATCTCCAGCTACTCGTGGTCGGACATTCCCGGCGGCGGCATCGTGCTCGGCAACGCCTTCCGATACTCGCGCGTCGCCGCGGCGTCAGTCAACCAACCTGTCAACGCTCGCATTCCGGCGAACTTCTTTGACACGCAAGTGATGTCGGAGGACATCAAGCCCCCGGACGGAACGACCTATGACTACGCCCGCGGGGAGTTCGTCGTGACGAAGGAAGGCTGGTGGCAGTTCGAGCTGATGTATACCGGCACCACCGTGGTGATCGACTCCTCCTCCTCCTCCCTTCTTCGCCCGGTGCTGTTCCATGGGCAAGGGACCGTGGGGAACTCTTCGATCCCGATGTCAACCACCGTCCGCGTTAACCCGGACCAAGACGACCCAGACACCTTCGGAGACCAGGGGAAACAGGCACTCTCCATCACCCAGGCGATGGGGTCGGTCATGAGATACTGCACTGTCGGCGAGCGCGTTGCCCCCGGATGGGGAGCAACCGGTCCAGCCAGCCTCGTCGGCGTTGCCGATGGATACGGAACGTCGTTCTCCGGACGACTATTGAGCTAGGGGAGACCATGTCGGAAACCGTTCACGCACAGTTCGATTCGTTGCCTGGTGTCGACGTCGTGCTCACCCGAGGACACGATGAGTTCGGCCCGGACTTCATCTCGGTCGAGTGCTACCGCGACGGCGAGATCATCCGTGGCGCCAACGGCGGGTTTAGCGGACCCGGGGCCTGATGTGGTCCCCTGACCCGGCGCCGGACGCCCCGGTCCACCCCGGCCTCGGTTGGTCGCCGACGGGTCCGGTCATCGAGCAGGACTCCGAGCTGGGATGGTGGGTCAAGCTCCAGCTCCTCGCGGTCGCGGAGGGGTACGGCGAGTTCTCGGCAGCCCTCGCGGCACATCTGCGAGCCACTGCGGAGGCAACCGGGTCGTTCCCGGCTGCCGCGGTGGTCCGACTCCTCGCGACGATCACCGGCACCGGGATCTTCCAGGCGACGGCCGCGGCGCACCTCACCGGACAGTTCACTGGTCTCGGAGAGTTCGCGGCGCGGCTTGCCCTTCCTGCCAGCGCGAGCTTCACCGGCACGGGGTCGTTCCAGGCCTCGGCGATAGCTCACCTCCTGGCGTCGATGGAAGGCCTCGGGTCGTCCACAGCGAGCCAGCTTGCACACCTCCTCGCCAGCTTCACGGGCACCGGTTCCTTCTCCGCGTCGGCCGCGTACAGCCCCGTCGCGCCGACCACCACGACGATCACCACCGTCGGCGCTTTCACCTACCCGATCCCGGGGTGGAGCATCTTCATCGACGTCATCGGTCTCGGTGGCGGTCGAGGCGGTCAGACCGGATCCGGCGCGAACAGTCAACCCGGGTCCGGAGGCCTCCCTGGAGAGTGGGCCGGGATCACCCTCCAGCGGGGCGTGGACATCCCCTGGACCGAGTCGCAATTCACCGGCGTCGTCGGGGCTGGCGGCGCCGGGGGAGCGAACTCGGACAACGCCGCGGGGCAACCAGGCGGGAACACGACGATCACCGCGTCGGTCGGCACCCTCACCGCGGCCGGAGGGACCGGCGTCAACAGCGGATCGACGAGACGGGACGGCCCCGGACCAGGCAACTACACTTACCTCGGCACCGAGTACGTCGGCGGCGCGCTGTCCGACGGCAGCGGGCTCCCGGGTAACCCACCCGGCGGCGGCGGATCAGGTGGCAACGGCGGCATCTTCGGCAACAGGACCCGCGGCGGTGCGGGAGCGAGGGGACAGGTGTGGTTCAGAGCACGACAGTCGTGACGTTCGAGACGGAGTTGTGGATCGAGTTCGGCAGCTACGCGCTCATGCCGGTCGACACCGAGATCCTCTACAGCTCGATCGAGGACCGGTTCATCGTCGCGGCGTGCGCCACCACCTACGACTACGGGCCCTTCTCCGACGGGTACGCCCCAGCCTTCGAGTTCGAGGGACTTCGGATCTCGGCCAGCCTGTTCGGCGAGATCGACTCAGCCATCGTCACCTGCATCAGCACACCCAGCGGGGACGGCTCCCGCATCACCACGATCAAGGAGTGACCCAATGGCCTCAACCAACGCTGACCGCATCGCCATCGTCGAGTTCATGGCAGCGAGGGGAACGAAGATCACCCCGCACAACGGTGACCCCGGCACCACCGGCGCCAGCCGGATCGGGACCCTGGAGGGCAACACCGCGTGGGGATCGGGGTCGGTAGCCGGGACTGTCGCGACGGTCGTGGGATCTGCTGTGCCCTTCAACATCCCGGCGAACACCACGGTCAGCCACTACGGCATGTGGAACGGGACGACCTTCCTCCGCGGGTACCCGATGGACAATCCGATCACCGTCGGCGCGGCGGCGACCTCGGTCGACATCACCCCTACGGTGAAGTACAACGCGGCTTAGTTTCGACGGACTCTCCCGGCCGGTGCTACCGTCGGGGCACCGGGAAGGGGAGAAAATGGCTGCTGGCGACGTCGTGCTGAAGTTCGACCATGTGATCATCCCGCAGGAGACGTATTACTGGTGCGGCCCCGCGACGATGCAGGTTCTCCTGTCGATCCGGGGGATCAAGGTCACCGAGAAGTACATGGCCGACCAGCTCGGGACAACCGAGAACGGCACCGACACCATCCTCTACCTCACGCGCGAGCTGAACGAGCGCCTCGGCGACATCTATCGGACCGTGCAGGTTCCGGGGGCCGGGAACCTCGACCAGTTCCGCGAGCACGTCTTCCATTCGATCGACGCCGGGTACGGGGTCGGCGGCAACATCATGGTGCCTCCGGCCAACTACCCTCGGCCGCAGCGCGGAGAGCGCGCGAAGTACGGCGGCGGGTGGATCTACCACTACTGGTCCATCGTCGCGAAGAACGAGCGCCTCGACCAGATGGCGATCGCCGACAGCGGGTTCCCGGACTACTACTACTGGGTCACCAGCGAGCAGGCACTCTCGATGATCTCCGGCAAGGGATACACCTGGGCCGCGAACGCCAAGGTCGCCGACGACTTCCTCGGCGCACTGTCCGAGGCCGACCAACGCCGCGTGCTCGCCGCCGCGATCCAGGTCGGCGAACCCCACCGAGGAGCATGATGGACGCCGCCACGCTGCGCCAGGCGCTCATGCCGACGACCAAGTCGGCCGAAGACCTGGCTCCTCTCGTCTCCTTCGTGGAGAACGCGATGGAGATCGCCGACATCGACACTGTGCGCCGCGCCGCCGCGTGGTTCGCGACGATTGGCGAAGAGACCGGAGGGTTCGCGAACTTCGTCGAGCTGTGGGGCCCGACCGCGCAGCAACGCGGGTACGAGGGCCGGGCCGATCTCGGGAACACCGTGTCCGGGGACGGCTACCGGTTCCGCGGCCGAGGGGCCATCCAGCTCACCGGTCGGAACAACTACCGAGAGTTCGGAAAGTGGTGTGTCGCAAGGGGTCTGGTCGATGACCCCGAACATTTCACGAAGAACCCGGACCTCGTCGCGACGCCGCGGTGGGGGTTCCTCGCGGCGGCAAAGTACTGGTCGACGACCTCGCGCAAGGGGAAGACGATCAACCAGTGGGCCGACGCCGGGGACATCCTGGCTGTCAGCCGATGTGTCAACGGCTGGGTCGACGGGGTAATGCCCTGGGGATGGCCCGGGCGACAATCGCGTTACAACACGTGTCTCGCGCTCGGCGAGGCGATCCTACCGGGAGGTTTACTCATGGCACTCGACGCACAGGCACAGGGGAAGATCCTCGGCGCCGCGATTCAGACCGGCGAAGCCCAGGTCACCGACCTGGAGAAGGGTGTGATCGGCCCACGGCCGCAGCGCAACACCCAGTATTACAACGTCGACGGCAACCCGTCGTTGGCGCAGAAGGGGCTGAAGCTCGCCTACCTGCGCGCGATGGTCATGGACCTCTGGAACGAGCTGGTCTACGACGGCTACGTGGCCGACGTCCCGGACCCCGCGCTCGACAGCCAGCGCTACGGCTCGCCGGTACGATTCATCACCGCGATCCACAAGAACGTGCGGCAGAGCTTCCTGCTCATCCGCGCCATCGCCGAGAAGGTCGGCGTCGACACCAAGGCCGTGCTCGAACCGGCCCCCATCATCGAGGAGAAGAAGTGACTCTGCCCAGCGTTCCCCCTGTCCCTGCCAGCGAGGTCGTCGACCAGCTCCGCGCAGATCTGCACGCGCAGCCGTGGTTCAAGCGGTTCTCGAACACCGTGACCACCGCCTTCGGCGGTCTCGCGCTCGTCATCTGGCTGCTGGCCTCGAACGGCTACGAGCTGTCCGGCACCATCCAGACGGCGATCGGCTCGGTCGTCGTGCTGGCAACCGTCCTCGGCGTCCTCCAGACCCCCAACGGGATCACCCCGAAGGGTGTCGAGAAGGTGGAGCGCGCCGCCGAAGAGGTCAACGCGAAGTTCTGATGCTGCGCAAGCTGCTGGAGAAGCTGCCCCGGCTGGGGGATTGGACGCCGACCGTTCCATTCCCCCTCCGGGCGGTCATCCTTGCGCTCTGGGCCCTGGAGCCGGTCTCGCGGGGTCTGGACTACATCACCGGTGAGACCAACCCCACTGCGACGCTCTCGAAAGTCGAGGCGGCGTTCCCTCTATGGTTCTGGGGCCTGCTCTGCCTGTCCTCGGGCATCCTGATTCTGCTCGGCTTCGCCGGGCGTTGGCGCCGAGTGTCGATCATCGGCCTCTACTTCGCGGGCGCTGCCTACATCGCGCTCGCCTGCGGATTCACTGCTGCGGTGTACGAGCGCGGAGGAGACGGATTCCGGACACCGATCACGTTCTTCGTGCTCGGGTTCACCTACTGGGCCGCGGCTCTCGGATACGCGATCAACCAGCAGCCCCGGCTTATCGTTGTCGATGACGATGACGATCCCGACGTGAAGGTGTCCGATGGAAGTCCCACTGCCCACCAGCGATAACTTCTGGCTGACCCTGCTCGTCTTCACCCTGTTCGGGTCCCCCGCTCTCTTCAGCAAGGCTGCGGCCAAGCTCCCGGGCATCTTCGGCGCGGCCGGACGGTGGTGGCAAGGTCGCTCGACGGCCAGCCGAAATACGTCCCGCGTGATCACCGCGACCAACCTCGATCGGATCATCGAGGAGCGGGTCAGCGAGAAGATCGGCCACGTCGAGAAGGAACTCGACGAACTGCGCGAGGACGTCGACGACTACGCGGAGTATCTGACCTACGACGCCGGATGGCACCGCGAGATCAACATCTATGCAGCTCAGGAGGGCTTCGCCTTCCCTCCCCCGCTCCACATGACCTTCACCCAGTGGCAGGAGCGCAAGCGGGCCCTGCGCGCCGGGATCACTCCTTGACGATCGAGAGCCCCTTGTAGATGTAGACCGAGGTGGTCTTCCCGGCCCGGCGCAGGCTGGCCTGCTTGGGCACGAATCCCTGGTCCCGCATTCGCGCGCCGAACTCGCGCTTGCTCAGGCTCTCTTTGACCTGCTCGCGGACGGTCCACTGGTGGTAGAGCTCGAACAGGACCGAGGTCACGACCTTGCCCTTCTCGTCCTCCTTCGTCATCTCCGCGAGGAACGTCTGGAACGCGCTCGTCCCGGCGATGAACGTCTTCTGTCGGACCTGCACTGCGGCGGGCATGTTCTCTTCGAGGCCCTCCATCAGATAGTCGAGCAGGCCTTCGACGAGCCACGCGAGCACCGCACGCAACGCCTCGGGGTCGTTCTTAATCGGCTCCGGCTCCACCCTGCCCGGCGGGACCTGATGGTCGAAAGGGAGCACGAGCAGTCGTCGCCAGAGCGCCGCGTCGCCGTCCTCGATCGTCGGCATGGAGTTCGTCGCGACGATCGGGGTGAACATCGGGGTCCGCTGCACCATCACGTTGCTGTAGAGCGCGCGAGCGGTCACTGAGTCACCGCCGGTGAGGCGCTTGATCATGTCGGAGTGCAGCCGGTTGCGCTGGCCGATCTCGGAGGCGAACACCGCACGCCGCGGGAACGCACTGATCACCTCGGGCATGGGACCGGCGTCGCGCCGCTGACGGAACATGCTGTTCATGTCGATCGCGCCGCCGTAGTCTCCGAGCGCGGCCTGGACCGCTTCGAGGATCGTGGTCTTGCCGGTCGACGTCCCGCCCTGGATGAAGATGATGCGGCGTTGCGGGTTGCCTCCCATGAAGGCATATCCGAAGACCTTGCGGACGTAGCGGCGGTACTTCCGGTCCGGGAGGAACGTGTCGAGGTAGCTCTCCCACTTGGCATTTCGGTAGTGGGGCTCGTACGCCACGGGGGTGTGCTGAAGGATCAGATCCTCGGGCTTACCCTTCCGGCACAGCGCATCGTAGTCGGACACGATCCCGCCGGTGGCCTCGGCGTCGCGGAGGTCGAGCACGCCGTTGCCGACGCCCCAGGTCAGCGGGTTCGTGTCGAAGTCCGCGGGGTCGATCGCGTTCTTCGAGAGGACGTGGGCCATCGACATCGAGTGCTCGATGATCGTGCGGTTGCCCGCCTTGGTCGCGCGCATCGCATAGGCCTTCGCCTCCTTCAGCACGTCCTCGGCCTCGGAGCTTCCCTGCTCGGTGAGCGCATCGGCCTGCACGAACAGCCTGTCTGCGGTGGCGCGGAGGGAGGCCTGCACGGACTGTGACCAGAGCAGGCCGTAGGTCTCGGCCTTCGCCAGCTTCACCAGTCGACCGATCTCGTCGTCCCACCAGGCCCACTCGTCGGCGCCGGAACGGATGGGACGGATCGCGTCACCGAAGGCGTCGAGGAACATCATGGCGCGGCCGGAGTCGTTGTCCTCGTACTCGGTCGCGTCGACGATGGTGTTCCGGCGCTCGACCCACCGGCGCATCATCTTCTCGTGGAAGACCTCGAAGTCGATGTCGCCATCGTGCGCGGTGTACCCGCCGACGGTCGAGATCCGGATCATGTCGTTGGCGATGTCCGCGCGGAGGTTGGCAACCTCCCCGCACAGCGAGCGCCGCCACTCCAGCTTCGCGCTGGTCAGGTCACGCCGGGCTTCCCCATCGTTGGCGCCGAGGGTCTCCTCGAAGAAGGCCTTCCGTACGCGGGTGATGCCGATCTTCAGCCCGTGGTGTCCCTCGGCCGCGAGCTGGACGATCTCGTGGAGCCTGGCGACCATCGTGTCGTGGGCCCCGGCGCTCATCTCGTCGTCGAGCTTCTCGGGGTCGGTGGCACGGTTCATCTGGCCGGAGGGGTCCTCGGTGTAGCCGGGGATGTTCTCTTCGAGCCACAGGAACGCCTCGTCGACGTCGTCGATCTTCTCGACCTCGCGCGCCGGTCCGGACTCGCCTTTCCACATCGCCTCGCGCCAGGCCTCGGGGAGCATGGGCAGGTCGGCCACGTCCGGAGGGGTGTCGCGAGGGATCTCGTCGGTGTCGTACCACTGGTAGCACCGCGGAGGGTCGACCGGTCCTTTGTCCCAGGTCACCTGCGAGGGCCACGCGACGGCGTAGCGGTGGGTGTTCTGGATGATCTCGATGTCGGCGCCAGGCTTGCCGACCCACTTCTGCCCAGCGGGGACGAGGTAGAACCGGATGCCGGACGGGTTCTCGATTCCGCGCGCCGTCGAGCGCCAGGTCCGGGGGAGCGGTCCGTGTTCTTCGATCAGGCGTTCGAGGGTCTCGTTGCCGGTCTTGCTGTCGTACTGGTCGACGTCGATACCGATGACCTCGTAGGCCTTACCGTCCTCTTCGAGGATGAATCGCGGCATCCGCAGTCCGATATTCGACTCCGGCCGCTCCTCGATCCAGTTGACGACGGCGTTCTCGTCCGGGATCGGGTTGTTGCCAGTGGTGTCGTCCGGCGGTGTCGCCTTCAGCCCCTCCGGCAGCGGGAGTGGAGCCCATCCCTGTTCGAGGTACAGCGCGGCGTGGTCACCGAAGATGGTCAACTGGGTCTCCTACGTCTGCTGCACGTTGAGCAGGATCGCGTCGGCGTCGTTGAAATGGACACCGCATCCGGGGCAAAGGAAGGGGTAGTTCAGGTAGTGCCGGAAGTATTCGAGGTGGGGCTCGCAGAGCATGAGTCGACTCACGAGCAGCCCGTTGTCGAAGACGTACCCCTCGATGTCTGGGATCTTTCGGGGGTCAGACCAGCAGGGGCACAGTCGGATTGTAACGAGTTTGCGGGAGAGATTCTGGCAGCCGCCGCGGTGTGTCTCGCGCTCGGGGATGCCCGCGGGGAGAGTCTCTCCGACCACATTCCAGCGAGTGCGGTGGACGTCGCAGGGAACACCTTCAGGCTGGAAGTCCAGGCTCTTTAGGGTCTGCTCGATGTCCACGAGGAGTGCTCTCTTTCGGTTCGATCGGGAAGAGTTCGCCGCCGTAGACACCCTCAGCCTTGGGGTCGCTCAACGCGGCGGCGAGACAGAGCGAACGCTGGTTGCAGGCTCGGCACACCGCTTTCGCGGCCTCGTGGCGATACCCTTTCGCGACGGAGCTCTCCCCCTTCGCGTTCTTCTCGCCACCGCCGTCGAGTTCGGCGTCCCACAACCACCGACCGCGGAAGCGGTCGTCGCAGCACAAGGCCTGCCGATGGTCGACGGCGAGTTGAGCGGGCGAGAGGAACCCGAGGGAGAGAGCGGTCACTGGCGAGGTGCTGCTCGGTCGGACGCGGCGATGATGGCCTCGCGAACGACCTCGGGATTGAAGTACAGGGTGAAGCCCTGGATCTCCAGGCGCTCGGCCACCATGCGCATCATGTTCTCGTTCGAGATCCCCTGCTCGGGGTCCCAGTTGTCGTCGAGTCGCTTCACCGGGTGGACGTCGGACCCGGCACGGAGCTTGCCGTCCTCGTAGTCCTTGACCACCGAGTTCACGGTGGCGACGAGCCGTTCGGCGACGGCGATGGGTTCGAGGCGCTTCACAGTGCAGCTCCAGCGGTCATGAGGGAATCGACGCTCTCTCGGTAGTAGCGAACCTGCTTGGGGCCCAGCGGCCGGACCCCGACGATCTTGCCCTCGCGCTCCCACCGGCGCAACGTCGGCCGGGACACCCCGAGGAGGTTGGCGGTGGTGTTGGCGTCGATGGTCTCACGGATCACCTCGCGGAGCTTCTCGATCTGCTCGGGAGATGCCTTGCGAGGCAGGGTCTTCGAGTCGGAGCGCTTCGCCACGGCCAGACGCCACTGGTAGATCTCTTCGATGATCTTCTCGTAGTCGTCGATCAGGGTGATCACGGGGACTCGTTGGTGCGAACCGGCCGTCCGGGTGACCGTGAGGGTCTCCATTCCATCGCGCAGGCAGCGACGAAGGACCCACGCGGGCACACCGAGCAGGACCGCGGCCTGGTTGATACTCACCAGGTTGTCGATCGTGTTGTCAGTGCTCATTGCCTCTTCCTCAAAGTTGTTTCGATTGCTCACAACTGTATCAGATCCCTTCGCACGGCCTCGCCGAGCAGCGGCCACGCGGCGAACATCTTCGCGCGGGACGCTCGGACCTTCCGCAGGAACAGCAGCGCGTGCCGGTCGGCGTCGCGCGCGTGGCGGCTGCCGGACTCGTAGAACCCCCAGAGCTTCAGTCGCTCGTCGGTCACCGAGGACTTCGCCTCGCTCGGCTGCTGCTTGGTCAGCGGGTACGGGACGTTCTTTCCCTCCCAGAGCAACTGGTCGAGACCACCGGTGATCCGGACCGGCGAGAGCGCGTCGCGGCCCTTGCTCTGGGTGCGCAGGATGAAGTCTTCAACGACGACTACCGTCCGAGGGACCCCTGCACCCACCCGGATCAACCGCTCGCAGAGGAACACGCCTGCCGCTTCGCCGGTCTCGGAGTGGCCGAGATCCCCGCCCTGGGCGATCGCCGACGTCCCCGCGGAGCCGGACTGTGCGCCGCAGTCGATTTCGCCGTGATGCCAACCGGTCACGACGTCGTTCGGCCGGACGGTCTTGTCGAGGAGCTTCGCCGGGTCGAGACGCATGATCGACCAGCCGGTGGTGCCCCCGGGGTCGAACGCCATGATCGAAAGCTTCCGGGCCAGGTGGTTTCGGATGCCGTCGTCGGTCATATCGGCGACCTTCTCCTCGAAGGTCCGACTCTCGTACTCGGGGTTCTCCCGGAACGCGATCTTCCGATCGAGCCACGGGCCACGGGCCGGAGCAGCCTTCATTCGGCCGTCTCCTGTGCCGACACAATGACTTCCTGAGCCATTGGAGGAGAGTCGAGATCCCAGGTCACTCGGTAGACATGGTAGATGCGACCCTCTTTCCGGATGCGCTCGCCGACAGCGGGGACTCGGAATGCGTCCCCGACGAACTCGTAGTAGGCGGTGACCGATCGAGGCCCCATGAGGGACTGAAGATCGTACGTGACAATGACTTTCGTGTTCATCATTCCTCCAACTCGATCAGGGTGAGTTCTTCTGCCTGCACGCTGGGGCCGTGCCCCTCGCGCGCGATGCCGAGAACGTGGACCGCGGTGTTGGGGCCGACCGCGGCGAGATCTTCGGCGTGCTCGGGGTACAGATACCGGTGGACGTAGATGTGGACCTCGATCCCTTCCCCGTCCTCGGCGATGATCGTGGCCTTCGTCGACAGCTCTGGGTTCTTCGTGATCTCGCGGAGGTGCTCGATCGTGTCGCCGGTGCGTCGGCGCAGGCCCTCGAAGTGGTCCTTGATGACCACCTCGCGAATCAGTCCGATGAAGACCACTCGCTCGTCAACGCTGTCGAGGAGCAGGTTCGATGGGGTGCTCTCGCCGAGCAGGCCCACCTCGCCGTCGGCGATCGACGCCTCGATACTGGCGACGGCCTGCGCGGCACGGTTGATCCCGAACGGATCCGGATCGTCCGACATCGCGATGAGCCGCTCCACCATCTTCGCCCCGACGCCGGGCACTCCACGCGAGGGCTCGTCCGGCTTGGTCTTGCGACCCCGCTTCGGCGCGACGTAGCGCATCTCTCCCCACTCCAGACCGACCAGGCCGAAGTCGATCGGAGAGCCGCCGGTCTTCCGAGCGTCGCGCCAGTCGACCATCTTCTGGCCGACCTTCTCCGCGACGCCGTCGACCTGGGTGAACCCGGCACGGATCGCGCTGGGCCCCTTGAACGGAGCCCGGATCGGGCTGCCGTCGGCGTCTAGGCCACGGAACTCGTCGGTCCACACCGGCTCCCACGTCAACTCCGACTTCGCGAGGCTCGGCGGGAGGATACTGATCCCGTGTCGCGTTGCATCCTTCATGAGGGCCAGAGATTGATCCTTGTCCGCGCGGCGCAGCGCCGCAGCGAAGAACTCGCGGGGGTAGTAGAGCTTCAGCCAGGCGAGCCAGTAGCCGACGACCGCGTAGCAGACCGCGTGCGCGATGTTGAACAGGTAGCTCGATGACGCGGCCATGTAGTCCCACAGCTCCCGGGCTTCGCTCTCGTCGAGGCCGATCTCGCGCTTCATGCCGTCCCGGAACTCCTCCCAGAACGCCTCGAAGGCGCCACCCTGCTTCTTCTTCCCGATGATCCGGCGCAGTGCGCCAACCCGCGCTCCTGGCATCCCCGCGGCGCGGCCCATGTCCATCACCTGTTCCTGGTAGACCAGGCAGCCGTTGGTGGACTCCAGCACCGCATTCAGCTCCGGGAACCCCCACCAGTCGCGCGGTTCTTCCTTCCCCAGCTCGACGGCCTCGTAGTGCTTGGTCTGCCCCGAGATCAGCGCGCCGGGACGCGACAGTGCGTTGACGTCGGCGAGGTGACGGAACTCGAACTTCGTCGCGGCCGCGAGGGTGTTGACGATCCCGCGGGTGGTGCGACCGTCGAACTGGAAGATGCCGGTCAGGTCGCCGGTCCCGAAGATCTCATCGAACACCCGCTGGTTGTCGCGGGGCAGCGCGTAGAGGTCGGTCCAGGACATGCCGATCCAGCCGAGCGCGTCAGAGATCAAACCGAGGGTCGCCAGCCCGAGGATGTCGAGCTTCAGCATCCCGAGGTACTCGGCGTCGCGTTTGTCATACGCGATACCGCGGCGGGTCACGCCGTCCTTGGTCTGGGTGTAGATCGCGCACGTCTCGACGATGGGCTTGGTCGAGATCACCAGCCCGGCCGCGTGGATGCCGAGACCGCGGTAGTCGCCCTCGATCTTCTCGGCCATGCGCAGGTCGGGGTACTTCTCGACGATCTCCTGGGCCCGTTTGAAGTTGGCGATCGCGTCGGTCACCGAGTAGTTCTCGCGGGGGTCGCCGTCCTCGCGGTCGACGATGAGATCCTTCAGCTCGTGGACCTCGGAGAAGTCGAGCAGCTCGTGCGCGCGAGCGACGTCCTTGACCGAGGTCCGACCGCGGTAGCGCATGTAGTTCGCGATGTGACTGGTCTTCTCGGCGCCGTACTTCTCTGTGGCGTAGGCGAATACAGCCTTGGGGTTCTCGAAGTCGATGTCGATGTCGGGATCGTCCGGCCGCGACGGGTCGATGAACCGCTCGAACTGCATCAGCGGGAACTCCATCGGGTCGATCTCGGTGATCCGGAGGAGGTAGCAGATCTCCGATCCGGCAGCCGAACCGCGGCCGGGGCCGACACCCATCTTCGCGACGTCCTTGGCCCATCGGACCAGGTCAGAGCACACGAGGAAGTAGTCGCAGAACCCCTTCTCTTCGAGCAGGCCGAACTCGTAGTGGATCCGCTTCAGGTAGGCGTCGGTGTCGTCGTCCCACCGCTGCGCGAAGCGGGGGTCGGTGTTCGAGCGGAACTCGATTCCGTCGTTGATCCACTCGCGCAGTCGGTCCGGCGCGGACATCTGCTTGCCGCGCTCGATGTAGATGACGCGCTCCGACTTCGGCAGCTCGACGGTGCAGCGGTCGGCGATCTCGCGGGCCCCGCGGATGGCGGCGTTGGCCTCTCGGCGACTGAGATCGCAGGCCATGAGCTTCTCTTGGCACTCGGTGTCTGATTCGGGGTAGGTCAGCCGGACGTCGTACTCCCAGTCGGCGTCCTGGGTCTCGACCGTGCCGCCGCGGTGCGCCGCGTGCAGCATCCTCTGGATGGCGTTCTGGTCCGGGTAGGGGTAGTGGACGTCGGCCGTCGCGACGGTGGGGATGCCGTCGGCGTTGGCGATGTCGCCAAAGACCTGGTTGAGCAGCACCGATCGCTCCAGCTCCGGGAACATCTGCATCTCCAGGTAGAACCGGTCGCCGTAGACCTTCTGGAACTTCGCGATGAGCGCGCGGGTCTCGTCGACGGACTCCCGGGTCCAGTCGTCACGCCGGTCACCGAGGGTCTTGCCGCCGAGCAGAGTGCAGGAGATCCATGAGTCCGCGCACCCGCTGGTCACGATGAGTCCCCGGGTCAGCTCGGGGTCGAGGATCTGGTTCAGGTGGAGTCGCGGAACGTACTTCGTCTGCTCCCAGGCCAGGCCGACGAGCCGATTGAGGTTGCGGTACCCCTCGGCGTTCATCGCGAGCACGGTCTGGTGGAAGTGCCGTCGGCGGGGTTCGTCGGCGGGTGCGATGTCGAACTCGCACCCGAAGATCGGCTTGATCCCGGCCTCGTTCGCGGCCTGTTCGAGCTGGACGTGCGACGAGAGGTTCCGGTGCTCGGTGAGCCCGAGCGCGTCCATCCCCAGCTCTTTGACCCGTGCGACGTGGTGTTTCGGCAGCTTGTGGCCGTCGCCGTGGGAGGACGAGGTGTGCGTGTGCAGCGATACCCATTCCATTACTCGCTGGGGCTCCCGTCCATGTGATGAGGGAAGTCCAGGTAGCAGACTTCTCCGGCGTTGGTGGTGTCGCACTCGTGGTCGTTCTTCGGGGTCACATCGAACTTCTGGCGTATCGACGCCGCGATGGAATCGGAGTTTCCTTCTACCCAGGGGTCACCGTAGGCGTAGAAGAAGTGCTCTTCGAGGTACTCGGCCAGCGGGTCGCGGTCGGCCATCAGCCCATCCTCCTCAAGTCTTCGGCGAGCTCCTGCATCAATTGCGCGCTGCGCGACTGGCGGTTTCGGATCGCGCGGTCCATCAGTTCGGTGCGCTCCTTCACCCGGAGTTGATCCTTCGCGGGCATTCGCTTCCACGCCGGGAGTGCGCGGGGTGCGATCCACCAGTGGGGCTCGGGGTGTCCGGCCTTCAGTCGGCAGACCAGGGTGGCTGGAGCAATCCGGGTCTTCACGTGGTGTGTGGCCTGGCACATCGGCGTTGGTCGCAGCGTCGGGACGCGGTTGACGATGGTCATGGTTCCTCCAAAATTGCCGGAAAATCCGGGGAAGTTGCTGGGGCAAACTTTACCGATTGACGTCAATCGAAGTCAAGCGACGTTACGGCCGCGCGAGCCGATGAGCCAGCTCTTGAAGGTGATCATGTTGTGTCGGACGGCCCACTCGCGCATCTCCTCCACGTGATCAGAGCACTCGTTCTCGCGTTCGATCTCCTGCCGATACCGTTCCTCGCGGTACTCGCTGACCAGGCGGGCATGGTCGGCCGAGCACTGCACGTGGTCAGGGTTGCAGCGCAGGTGCCGAGGAATCACTGCTCCGGGAAGATGTCCACAGCCGCGACCGGCGGGTTCCCGGGCTTCCGGATGAACAGAGGCACCCCTTCATCGGTGACGCCGATCTGGACGTACTCCCCGGGCTCTCCCGAGGGTTCGGCGCGGTCGACCGGAGGCAGCTCGGCCAACGCCTCGTTGAGCCGGTCCTTCGCGGTCTCGGTGACGAACTCCTCGACCGTCTTGCGCAGTCGGTCGATCTCGATCGCGCCGGTGATCATCGTGTCGACGTTGCCCCCGCGGACCAGTAATAGGCACGGGGTGTGGCTCAGCATCGCCTCTTCGAGGAAGCGGCGCACCTCCGGCGGCTGAGCCGAGAACGGGGCCGTGCGGAGTGCGGTGGCGAACCGGAGCTTCTGGTGGGGGATGTCCTGGCAGGCGCTATCCATCACTTCGAGCAGGTAGTCGTAGAGCGGTTCGTCGGGTCGGCCGACGAGAATGATCCACCGGCTCCGCTGGTTGGTGTTCAGCGCGGCCTGGTGGACGAGCATGTTGGAGAGATCGGGTAGCTCGTTGGGGTTGGTCGGGATGTTCGGCATATCGGGCTCCTCGGGGCAATAGGAAGAGCGGGTGGACCGACCCCTCATCGGTCCACCCGCTCGGGTGGGTCAGAACGCGCTGCGGCGCCTACGACCGGCAGCGGGCTTCTTCGGCTCCGGCTCCGGCTCCGGCTCCGGCTCGGGCTCTTCGGCCACATAGCCGTCTTCGTCGCCGTCCTCGGACACGTATTCGCCCTCGTCCTCCTCGTCGGGGACCTCGTACGTCGGATCGTCATCGTCGTCGCCGGTACCGCTCTCGTCCGGCTCCGATTCGGCTTCCGGGTCATCATCGACGACCGCGTCACCGTCGTCATCCGACACGACCTCGTCGTTGTCGGTCTCGGTCAGGACGTCGTCGACCGAATCGCCATCGTCTTCGACGATCACGTCCTCGTCGTCGGTGATGGGGTCCGGGACCTCGTGGTCACCGGGGTAGATGTCGTTGACTCGCAGCGAGCGGCGAACGGTCTTCTCGACCTTCTTCGTCTTCGGATTGAGCTTCTTCGCGGTGTAGTTCTCCCCGCGGGCCGAGACGACGACCGGGAACCCCTTGAAGTCCTTTCCGCTGGTCACGAGCTTGCCCATGCGGATGATCTTCTCGCCCTTGTCGTCGAGCACCGCGTTGCCACCCCAGAACACCGCGCGGAGCTTGTCGTCGCCGGAGATCGCGTCGAACAGCCGGTTGATCTGGCCGACCTTCAGGTCGATGTAGTCCTCCTCCATGCTCTCCGGGATCACGAGGCGATGGAAGATCGCGAACCCGTTGTAGATCGAGTTGTCGTGGCTCTTCGGAGCCTCGAACTCGATGATCGCGACCAGCATGGGCTTCTTCGGCTTGTCCTCGCTGCCCTTGGTCTCCTTGATCTGCAACTGCTTGATCTTCGCGGCGTAGACGCCGGGAGGAGGGGTGGGGCCGGTGTAGTTGGCGAACCCGGTCGCCGCCTCGACCTTCGCCGCCTCGGCGCCGATCTTCAGCTTCAGCTTCACTGCCATTGTCGTTTTCTCCTATTCGCCCTGGTTGGGGGCTGTTTGTGGGGCCTTCTTCGCAGGTGCCTTCTTCGCCGGGGCCTTCTTCGGCGCCGGAGCTTCTTCCTCGACCGAGTTGGCCGCGACGATCTTGTCGGTGATCTGCGCGAGCCCCATCCCGATCGTGCGAGGACCGAGCGCGTCGAAGCGGTCCTTTGCCATGTACCGGTCGGTCCCGCGCCACTCGATCACTCGCCGGGGCGTGACCTTCTGGGTCTTCGCGTCCTTGACGTCGCGGAAGTGCATGTAGCCGACGAGGTGCATCTGCGCGGCGATCCAGTTCGCCACGCCGTAACCCTTGCCGTGGAAGTTGGGGAGCTTGAACTCCTCGCCTTCCTCGTTGGTCACGAGCATCGCGTGCGCGGTCCAGAGGACGTTCACCGGCAGCGCGTTGAACAGGGTGATGTAGCGCATGAGGCGCTGCTGCTCTTTGCCGTATTCGTCGAGGTGGACCTTGTCGGGATCAAGATCCTTCGCGGTGCCCTCCTCGACGCGCTCGTCGACGATGTCGCGCCGGATGTTGAGCTGGAGCTGGGTGCCGGTGTCGACACACACCCAGTCGAACGGGAACCCCGGCTTCTCGGCGTTCTCGGCCAGCCACTCGTAGGCCTCCTCGAACTTCTCCCACGAGTTGATGCAGTCCCAGACCTTGGTGTTGCCCGACGACTTCCGCGCCGACACGGTGCCGTTCTCGGTGGCGAGGATCAGCGGGTTTCGTGCGGATCCGGCAATGCGGGTCTTCCCGATGCCCGGGTCGCCGTAGAGCAGGATCGTGATGTATTCGGTGTACTCGTCGATGTCGACGATGTCACCGGGTAGCTCGAAAACGGTGTTAGCGGTCATGGCTCCTTCTTCGCTGTTGACGTCAACTGTATCAGACTCAGAAGTCGCCGCGTCGATCTTCGCCGCGGTGAGCCTCATACGGGTCGCGGACCCGGAACGCCGCGTCCTTCAGCATCTCGATGTCGCCGCCGTTCTCGTCCGCCAGACACAGGTCGTAGAAGTCGCAGTCCCAGGTGCAGTCGCGGGTCGGCGTCTTGTACAGCGGGAGCAGACCGTCGCGCATCGCGTTCATCGTCTGCACCTCGTCGGCGATGTGCTGGATCTGCTTGCGGCGCTCCTTCGCCGTGCGGAGCACCTTCTCGCGCTTGAACCGCGGGCTCGGCTGAGTGCTCGACACCTCGCCGAGTACGGTCAGGTCGACCTCGTCAGCGATCTCGACGAGGTCATCGAGCTTCGCTTTGGTGAGGGATTTCTCCATAGCCGGGCCGGTGACCGTGATCCACTCCTGGTCGGTCTTCGAGGCCACCGCGAGCTTCGCGTGATGCTCCAGGATCGCCGAAATGTAGTGCTCCTTCTTCGGCTTGTTGGTCGCCAGCCCCTTCTCGTTGACAGGCCGTCCATCCGGCGGGGCCTTCATCAGGAAGTTGTAGAGGATGCCGGAGATTCGCTCCTTCCCGCCGATGGTCCCCTGGCGCCGGAGCACGTTGTCGGCGACGGCCCAGTATCCGCCCGCCTGGTCGTCGAGGGGCAGGTGGTTGGTACGGATGGACCGGGCCGTTTTGTGGTCCCACAGCCAGACAGAGCCGTTGTGCGCGTGGTCTCTCGCGACGATGTCGAAGGTGCCGTGGAACTGCGCGACCGGGGTCAGGTCTTTCGGCCGGTCCGGGTCGACGCCGGTGGACCGCGGGATCTTCACCCCGAAGGCCTGCTCCGGCGAGAGGATCTCCCAGTTCTCGTCCTGGCCGAACTCCACGAGGTAGTTCGCGAGCATCGCCAGACCGACGGCCTCGGCGTCCATCACGATCTGGTCGGCGTCCGGCGGCAGCCCGCTGTTGCTCATGTCGACGCGGATCAGCTCGCGCACCCCCGCGCAGTACTCCGACCACGTCTCTTCGAGGTCCCGGCCTCGCTTGAAGCCCGGGATGTACCACTGCTCGAAGGCCAGGTGGATGCCAGTGCCGAACCACAGCGGGAGCTTCTGTCGCTTCGACTCCAGCCCGTCACGCCAGCCCCACCACCAGCGTTGCGGGCACCGCTTGAAGTCCTTGCGCTCCGACCCGCGGAGCAGAGGCAGGTCAGAGGTCATTGTTGAGATCCTTGGCGATGTCGTCCAACGTCTTCCTCGCCTGCGCCCACGCGGCTCGGAGCTTCACCGCGGCCGACTTCGCCTGGAGGACGGCGAGGTTCGTTGCGGCGTCGTCGGGCATATCGTCGATCAGCGACAGGCTGCCCATGACGAACCGGGGGTGGTCCTGGGCAAGGAGATCGAGCTCCGGCGGTCGGCCCCAGAGGTTCTGGTCGATTCGGTAGGCCCGGACGTTCCACCACACGTGCGACGGGGTGTCCGGGTGATCCTCGTCGAGGTAGAGGAACTCGATCTTCGGCCACAGAAACGGCTGCTTGGGCTCGCCGTTGAACCCCATCGACCGGAGGAAGTCGTCCATCATGAGATGCGGGCCTCTTCGACGATCGAGACGACTCGGTCCTTGTTCACCTGGAGCACGTGGAGTGCGGTGGCCTTGGGCCCGTTGAAAGGCAGTTCGCTGCCGTCGTACTTGACCGGCAGAAATACGACGAACCCGTCGAACTCGGCACCGATCTCGTAGCCGTAGACGGTCCGAAGGACAGCACCGGTGCCGTACTCATAGACCAGCGTCGAGACGGTCAGAGACAGTGGGCCGTAGCGGTTTTCGACGATGTCGACGATCCGATCGGCGACGTTCGGTCGACTCGGTCGCTCGCCGTGGTCAGTCCGGTATTCAGGGAAGTTGGGCATGTAATTGTTCCTCTCGGGGCAGGTGAGACGGTATCAGGACATCCGGACAGGGGTGGGGTTCGTCGCCCCGCAGTCCAGGCACACCCGCTGACCGAGGCGCACGACCCCGGCGGGCTCGCCGTCCTGGGTGGCGGGGCGAGTGACCCAGTCCTTGACCGACGTCCGGGGGTGTTTGCAGCGCTTAGCGGCGCGGCGCTCGGCGCGGTTCACTGGACCGGCGGGAATGCGCCGCGGAACACGTGCCAGACGAACGCGCCATCGCGGATCGTGGCGATGTGGGACTCCATCGCCATGTAGATGTTCTCGTGCAATACATCTCGGGTTCCCTCGATGGGCTGTACACACCCACGGATGCGCTCTTCGTGTAGTGGGTGACCGGTGCCGCGGATCTCGATCGGAACGAACTCGAACGAATCGGGGTGCGGCTCGACGATCATCCAGACGTCGATCAGACGCTTGCCGCCGTACGGCGCGGCGCCCGGGGTCGGCTGCATCTGCGCGTCGAGGATGCCGATCACCGTGGCGCCCTCGACCTTGATCTGCTGGCTGTCGGTGACGGGGATGGGGTACTTCCAGATGGTTCTCATTCGATGCCTCCAGCGGTGGGGAGGAGCGCGATCGCTCCTCGTATGCGGTTCGCCAGGTCCGAGTGGCCCTCCTGGCGAAGTTGATCAAGGTCGTCGAGGTTTCCGAAACGCCAGTGCTCGGACTTGCGGCTGACGATCCCGGACTTCAAGACCCTCGCACCTCGGATTGACCAGGAGGTGTATGCCTCCTCGTTCCCTCGGCCGTCATATCCGATGTACCTCCAGGATCGGGTCACCCGAACCCGTTCCGGAACGATCGAGATTGCTCGCTCGCCGACGATGGCCGAATGGCCCTCGACACGAAAGATGATCTCGGTGGTGACCGTGTGCATCTTCATGCGACCTTCTTTCGGTCGATGGGGGTGAGCAGGGACTTCGCGAACTTCACGCCGCGCTGGCCGTCGATGAGCATCTTGGTCAGGCGCTCCCGGCTGCCGGTGGTGAACGCGATGTTCTCCTCGATGGTCCCGAGGGTGCGCAGGTAGTGGATCGTGACCTGGTGGACCCGAGAGACGCGGTGAATGCGGTCTTCGACCTGCTCCTGCTCGTCGGGAATCCAGGTCTCGTCGAGGAACACGAGGTCGTCGGCCGCGTCGAGGGTGAGCGAGACGCCGCCAGCCTGGGTGTTGAGCAAGAACACGCGCGGCCCGCCGACGGACTGCCAGCGATCCTTGTTGGCCTTCCGCTGCGCCTGGGGCACTTTGCCGGTCACCTTCAGGCACTCGATCCCGAGCTTGGCGAGCTCGCGCTCGTACATGTCGAGGATCGAGGTGAACTGGCTGGCGACGACCACCTTGCGGACGGCCTCCTCCTCGTCCGGCTCCATCGACGAGTGCTTGTTGATGCCGAGGGAGTCGAGGAACTCGACCAGCCACGCGAACTTGTTCGACGGCATCTGGGGCAGGAAGCGGTAGGCCTCCTCGCCGTCCTTCATGAACGTCTCGATGTCGCCGTGGCAGATCGCGAACTGCTTCATCCGGGTCAGCTCTGCGAGGAACGTCGACGCGACGAGGATGCCTGAGTCGAGCATGGTCTCGGCCTCTTCGGAGATCTCGCGGTAGGCCTTCTCCTGCTTGGCGTCCATCGTGAGCCAGTGGCCGATCGGGCTGTCGTCGTCGAAGGTCCCGTCCTCGTACGGCAGCGGGGTCCCCGCGTAGAGCTTCGGCGGGAGCTCGGCGTACACCTCGGCCTTCGTCCGGCGCAGCATGATCGGCGCGATGTCCTCGTAGAACAACTTCGCCTTGGTCTCGTCCAGACCGGCGATCTCGACGTTGCCCGGGCCGCGGCCTTCCTGGTTCGCTCGGACGTCGCCGAGCACGTGGAACCACTGCTGTGCCCAGGTCCAGTAGGCGTGGTATTTGTCCGGGTAGAGCCAGTTCAGGGTGCCCCAGAGGTTCTCGACCTTCCCGCGGAAGGGGGTGCCGGACAGCGCGATCTTCATGCCGCCCTCGCGCACGGGGATCATGCCCGCACCGGCGCGCACCTGGGTCTGGCTCTGCGGGGTCGCAGAGTGGCAGATGAGCGCGCGGTGGCTCTCGTCGATGACGAAGGCCGACCACTCCCGCTCGTGGAGCTGGGGGTACTTGTGGTCCCACCACCCTGGCTCTTTGAAGGTGCCCATCTTGCCGGTGCGCTTGTGTGGCCGGGTGACCGGCATCGGCGGGATCCACTGCGAGCGCATCATCTCCAGGTTGATGATGATCCACCGGCGGCGGTCGGTCGGCGGTGGTCCGAGTCGGTCGAGGATCGTCTTGCGGGTCTTCCCCGTGCCCATGATCGCGATGCATTCCTCGTCGGGAGCCCAGACCGCGAGTTCGTCCGGCCAAGTGGTCGCCACCGCGATCGACGGCGCCGCGACGAGAATGTCGCCGACGATGCCTGCCTCGGCCATCGAGCCAATGGTCTGGAGCGTCTTGCCCAGACCGGGGTGGTCGGCGAGCAGCGCGGCGCGTGTGTGGGTGAGGAACGCGATCCCGGCCCGCTGGTACGCGCGGACCATGCGGTTGACCGCGGGCAGCTCCGCGCGAAACCGATCGCTGAGTTCGGCGTCAGACTTCGCGCTGGCGAAGTTCTCGATGTTGCCCAGTCGCTCGATCTCGTCGAGAGCCCAGTCTTCGAGTCCGGCCGAGGTCCACAGATCCTCGCCGGTCGGACCGCCGAAGGCCTGTCGCAGCGCCTTGCAGTTGGTCAGGCTCAGGTCGAGAAGCCCACCGCCGGAACTGACGTCTCGTCCACCCAGCTCTTTGAGCTGCATCATCAGGTGGTCGCGGTACTCGACCTTCAGGCCGGTCGGCCACCACAACTCGATGGTGGTGAGCGAGGTGTCGCCGTCGGCCCGCTGTGCCCAGAACGCGCCTTCTTTCAGAGCTGCGATTCGTTCGAGGTCTGTTGGGTTGTCGGAAACGAGCTCGATGGCTCCCATGTGATCTCCCCGGAGTTCATCTGGTCGGCAATGCGGGTCAGCTTGTTGCGGTACTGCGGAGCGCCCTCGCGACCGGTGAAGGTCACTCCGGCCCAGGTGCCGTGCAGGCGAGCGGCGACACCCTGGAAGCGGGCGAAGTCCTGGGCCGCGGAGAGCGCGTCACGCGAGCATAGGGCGAGGAACGGACAGTCCTGTTTGCACCGCTTCTCGACGAACCGTTTGTGCTCGCGGGTGAGTTCCTGGTCCCACTTCGTGGCGCCGAGATCGTGCTCCGGCGGGATGAACGTGTCACCGAGGCCGTCGCATGGCTTCAGCTCGGAGCGCCAGCCGCGGAGGTCGGCCGGTACCTCGGGAACGTCGAACTCCATCGCGACGTTGCGCTCGACCTGCCGAGGCGTCCCGAAGACCCGCTCTTCGACGGTCGGGCCCTCGATGCGCTGGCTGGCGACGACTCGTACGCCCTGGAAGTAGAACGCGGCATTCGCGTGGTTGCCGAGTCGGATGGTCAACGCGGTTCGTTCCCGACGATGTACGGCGCGCTGAGATTGCTCTCGCTGTGCTGCGGGACGCCGTCGAGGTGGTTCTTCAGCGCCTCCTCTTCGGAGGTGGCGGTGACCGAGAAGGTCGTGATGGTGGTCTGCTCGACCGCGACGAGGAAGTCGCGGGGCTCGGGGTTGTCCACGGTGGTCTCCTGGATGACGAGGGGGACGGCCGGGCCGGTGATGGCCCGGCCGTCAGGGTGAAGCGTAGACCTCGCGACTACGAGGCGTCTTCGTCCTCGCCGTCGCTGGGCTCCTCGGCCGGTTCCTCGTCGGTCTCGTCGTCGAAGTAGGTCGGGGCCTCGTACGTGTAGTCCGGGCCGGTGCGCGGCAGCTCACCCATGTTCACCGGCGCGGTGTTGGCGTCGCCGCCGATGGTGCTGCCGTCGGTCGAGACGATCGGCGGCGGGCACGGAGCTGTGCCGGTCGCGGTGACCATCGTGCAGGGACGGATCGGCTCGGCGTCGGCCTCGACTGCCGAGACCAGGCCGACGAGCGACCAGATGAAGATGGTGGCCGAGATCATGGCCGGGAAGAGGACTCGCTTGTTCATTGTGGTTCTCCTGGTTGGTGTTTCGTGCGTGTGGAACTAAATGTACACGGTTGGTGTCAACCGGTCAAGGAATGGGCCGGAGGTCGTTGTCGACCGTGCCGAAGGCATTCAGCGGGACTGAGGTGACGCCGTCGCCGTAGAGGAAGATCTGGTCGGTGCCTGAGAACGAGTACTCCTCCTCGGCTCCGGCGGCGACGTTGAGCGTGACGGTCTCCCCGTCGCTGCCGGTCATGTAGATCTGACGCAGCTCGGCGATGACGATCTTCACCGATTCGAGATCCTGTCCCATCCGCTTGACGAAGCCGATGTAGCGACCGATGTCGCGTCCCATCAGCTCGCAGGCGTAGATGGTCACCGGCTCGTCGTCCACTGTCGGCGGCTCGCGTCGAGCGATCCACCCGGAAACGGCGGTGGTGGGGGCGCAGATGGGCATCCTCTCGTCCCGACCCAGCGCGTCGGTGGCGTTCGCGGGGGTGTGACGGGGCTGGATCTTGGTCTTCGAGGCCATGTGGGTTATCCGATCTTGGTGATGCGAGCGACGGCGACAGAGCGGAATCCGCCGCCGGTCTGGATGAAGTGGAGGATGCGCAGGTCTTCGCCGTGCTCCTCGGGATCGAACTCGGCGGGAGTGATGTGCGGCGGGTACTTCTCGGTCGACCCGTCGACCACGGAGGAGTCGATGGTCCCCGACAGCGAGTTGCGCCAGGTGATCTCGACGTGGTTGTTCGACTTCCGGTTCACCCCGAGCTTGGTCAGGATCTCCTCGGAGGTCAGCGGGGACGCGACCGACGACCAGTTCCGGTGCGGGTTGGTCTGCTGCTGGCGCACCGCGGCGTAGGTGTCCTGCTGGGAGTAGGTCGGGTGGACAGCCTCTTTCGGCTTCGCCTTCTCCGCGGCACCGATGTGGCCCTGGACGTCGCGAAGGAGTTCCTCGGGGTCGGCCTTGGGCACGATCCCGAATGCCTCGGGGGTGGTTTCGCGGTGAAGTTCGTCCTCGGTATGGGCGGCACTATGGGCGGCACTCTCGTCGCCGGTATCCGTATGGGCGGCATCAGTGGGCGGCACGTCGCTATGGGCGGCACTGGTGGGCGGCACTGGCGTGTCCTGCTCGGCCACCGGGTGCTCGGCGCCGGACGGAGGCGGCTTGATGTGGAAGTCGTTCTCGATCGCCTCGCGCACCGCGCCACCCTCGGTGTCCAGCACGGTTTGGGTGCCGTCGAGCGCGACGTGGGTGACCTGGTCGCTGTCGGTGTCCGGGTCGATGGCGTAGAAGGCCTTCAGCTCCTCTGCGCCCCAGTCGCCGTCGAGGTCGCGCCGCAGCGTGACGAATGCGAACTTGCGGTTGGCCTTCGGGCCCTTGGTCGCCTCCCAGCCGTACTTCGCCGCGTGGTCGGTGATCGAGTTGGCGAGCTCCAGCGCGTCGCTCTTCGCCTGCTCGAAGTCTTCAGGTGACATGGTTCTCCTATTTTCGTGAAAACTGTTATCTCACATAATTATTCATTCAAATATCATCATCAACATCCGCGAAATCGGCTGTACCGGCGTACAGGGGCGGGGCGGGCGCGGCGCGGGCGGGCGCGCGTCGCGGGGCACGGACCACGGCGATGTGTCATGCGCGCGGTCGATCGAAAGTCTGTTCGATGGGTCGAAAGTCTGTTCGATCGAACCTCTGTTCGATCGGGTGTCGGATCGGCCGGGGTGACCCTCTCGCGCGGTGCGCTGCGCGGTCGCCGTGTCCTGACACCCGGCGCGCTAACCCTGTCGCCGTGCGAGGTCTCGCCTCGCCGTGTCCCGCTGTTGACTTATCCGAAGAACCTGCGCCGTTCGGCGCGATGGAGCAACTGTAACCGTTAGTAGGCAACCGACGCAACTCCGACCGGTGACCCGGCCGTGTCGCGAACGTCTGCGCTGTTCATAGGGGACACGCTACGTGTCCCCTCGGTTGACGTCAACCGGTCACAGTGCTTACTGTGTCCTCACCGGCCGCACACGGCGACCGGATGAGAGGAAACCATGACACTCACGCTCACCCCGCTCACCGGCGCCGACGCGCAGCGTTTCGACGGCGCGCAGTTCGACGGCGCGACGGTCTACCGGATCGCCGATACCCGCGTGTCCGGCGTCGTCACCGCTCGCCGGGTCCTGTCGGGTAACGGTGCGCCGACGCACCGGCCGATTGACCCGACGACCGGTCGAGACCTACACACCGACACCCCGACCGCGCTCTACCCGTCGCTGTCGCTCACGTTCGGCGCACAGGCGAGGGACACCTACCTGAACACTCACGACACCGGCGAGATGTACCCCGAACCGTTCAACGTCAACGGCCGCGACTATCACCGGGTGACGGTGCGCGTCGACTTCCACCCGGTCGGTGTCGCCGGTCTCGACGTCGATTACACCTCGCCCCAATCGGTCTCGCCGTGGAACCGGTACCCGGTCGAGACCGCGCGAGAGCGTGCCCGGGACCTCGCCGACGGCGTCGGGGGTGTCCTGTTCGTCGAGAGCGTGCCCGGGACCAACGGCGAGCGCTCACACGGCGTCTACGTCGCCGACGTCTCGCAGTATGACCGCGGCGAGATGACCGACGCCGGTCGCCGCACGGCCGAAAGGATCGCCGTCGAGATCCTTCGCGCGCAGATCGACGCCGGTGTCGAGACCGATTGGCTCGACGACGTCGCCGGTCATATCAACGGACAGATCGCCGCGGCCGATGAGATCGCGCACCGTTGGAACGTCGAGAGCGCGAGGCTTCAGAACGTGCGCGTGGCTGCGCGCACCGAAGCTGTTTGCGGTCACGCCGTGGTGATCCGATGACCGCGGCCGTTGCGACGCGCACCGGGACCGGTCCCCTCGCGATTGACGTCGACCACGTCGGCGAGACCACGGCGACGCTCGCCGCGGCCGGGTACGTCTGGCAAGTGATCGCCGACGCCGATGACCACGGCGCCGACCGGGTGCGCGTCGTGTGCCACGGTCGCCGGATCTCGCGAGTGTTCGACCGTTGGCAGTACCCGCGGGCAGACGTGTGGTCGGCCGTCGGCGAGTACGCCGTCGGTCTCCTCACCGGCGCGCAGCGGGTCACTCTCACCCTCACCCCGGCCGGTACCGGCGCCGTATCGTTCCGCGGCCGTCGGCCGTTGCCAGACGGCGAGCGTCACGCCGTCGAGAGCGCAGCGCGGCACTACTCCCCCGATCTCGCCTAACCCTCACTCACAGAACAGGACACGTAATGCTGATCTCAACCGATACCGGTATCGCCTCGACCGTCACGACACGCACCCGATACGCCTACGGCTCGACCACGGCGACCGGGACCCCTCGCACCTGCGAGGTGATTGTGCGCAGCGGGTACGGCGCCGGGGCGATCCCGGCCGACCTCGACGCCGTGCGCGCCGGTGATCTCGCACCGCAGGCGTGGAACGTCGCACCGACCGACACCCGCGAGTACACGGTTACCCGTTTCATCACGGCGAGCGCTGCGCAGCGTGAGGTGACCTCACTCCGACGCGCCGGTTTCAACGCGCAGCGTGACGCGCGGTCGACCCCGGCCGATTACAAACGGCGCAACGGTCCCGGCGCCTACTACACCGGCCCCGACGTCGTGCGGCTGGTAGCACGCACAAACCGGGTATTCGTCGCATGGCGCCGACAGGGCATCACGTGGTGGGACGACGTGACCGTGATCGACCACGGCGCCTACTACACGCACCGTAACGGGGTGCGCGAGATCGGTCACGTTGGCGACTACTGCGACGCCGTGCGCGCCGACGGTGCGCTCACGTTCGACGACGTGCCGACCATCACCGTCGACAGGGACAATCGCGCGGCCGGTGTCCGGTTGTACGGGCGAGATCTCGCAGCGATCGCGACGTGCGGGGCCTGCGGCCGTCGGTGGGACGACGCGCACGTGTCCAGCGTGACCCCGACACCGTCGGGACGGTGTCCATTCGAGTATGACCACGGGCAACCGATCGCACGTTGGTACTGACACCCCGTAAACCCTCACTGACAGACAAGGATTGAACCGATGGAATCGACACCCCTCGCACCCGGTGCGCTCTCGCGCGCGCGTCTCGACAAGGCTTTCCTCGCCGCCGGTTGGTACTTCCACACCGGCACGGCGACCGGTCGCAGCGTTGACGTGTATGTAAAGAACCGCACCGACGGCCGACCGGCGCACCGGGATTGGTTGGTCCAGATCTACCGGCACCCGTCCGGCCGGGTCACCGGCGCAACCCTGTTCGACGACGACGGCCGCGCGTACCCGTTCGACTCGCGTCGCGTAGTCGGGCAATTGTTCGACTTCCTCGCCGGGGTGCGCTTCGACGTGATCACCTACAACGGCGCCGTGCCGACGTTCGGTGTGCGCTACGGCCGGTCCTCGCTTCACGTTCGGCCGACACGGCGCAGCGCGCGAGATCTCGCACGACGGCGCAGCGCAGCGGGGGAGAGCGTCGAGATCAGACGTTGGGACCCTCGCGATAACCCTGCGATCGGCGAGTAGTTTGCACGGTTGACGTCAACCGCGTAACGTGTCCCTCATCGGGTCACCGGGACCCGCTCACGAAAGGATCGACCATGACACTCACACACGTTGTCACCGTCCGCGACACCGTCACGCTGCGCCGGGATCTCTCGGCTACCGGGTACGTCGGCGCAGTTCATCCCGACGGCGTCACCGTGCGGGTGTCCTGGGAAGGCGGGGCCGGTGTCTCGACCCTCGAAAACATCGCCGACCTGTTCTATATCCTGCCTGCCGATCACGTCGGCGAGCGTCACACGGTTGATCTGCGACCGGGTGTCCCGACCGTGTGCGGCGAGCACATTGTCGAGTACTCCGCAGAGTACGGCGATGACGAATACGTCGGGACCTGCGCGCACCCGGCCGGGCACGACGGCGAACACGCCGTCGAGAGCGTCGAGATCACCCGTCACTACTCCGACGGGACCGAATACGTCGAGACGTTCACGCGCAGCGCAGCGGGGGAGTACTCGACGGCCGCGGGTGAGATTGTCGACGCGACCGACGCCGATACGCTGCGCGCGGCCGTCGCGTCGATTGACGCTCACTACGGCGCCGACGTCGAGACCGACCCCCGGTGTGTCGCCTGCGGCGAACCGATCGACTACTGCCAAGGACACGGCGAGATCGGCGATCCGGTCGGCGCAGCGATCCTCACCGCGCACGATGACGGCGACCACAACAACTGTCACCCGTTGGGTTGCGATGAGACCCCGATACCGGCCGTCGGTGCGAGCGTGTTTGTCACCGACCCGGCCGCACCCGGTTTTCACGGGACCATCACCGCGGTCGACGAGATCGCGCGCACCGTCACCGTATCGACGTGGACACGCGACGGTGAGCCGATCAATTACGGCGTGGCCGTGCGCGACGTCGTCGAGATCACCAAGTAGCTCAACCCTCGCGGCCGGGTCACCTCGACCCGGCCGCACCCCTCACAGAACAGGAACATGACATGCGGATCCACACGACACTTACCTACGGCGATCTCACCGACGCACTGCGCGCAGCGAATGAGATCACCGCGCAGATCTCGACCGACGTCGCGCCGAACAGCCACCGCGACGAGTACCGGCCGCACACGGTCACCCCGATGGTCTTCGAGCGCTGCACCTCGCACGGCTCACGTACACACTCGCGCGCGTTCGACGTGATGTTGTCCGGCGACGCGACAAACCACCACAACACAGGTTGTTACGGCGCCGGGAACGATTACGCGGCGTCGTGGGATCAATGGGGCCTGTTTCTGTCCGAACTGTTCGCCCGGGATGAGTCGATCCGGATCCCGCAGATCTATCACGACGCGCAACACTTCTATTGGGCAACCGGCGACCGGTACCGGCGCGAGATCTGGACACCGGCGCAGTATCACCGGCGTCACGGATGGACGTTCTCCGGTGAGGTTGCGACCGGTTCGTACACGGTGAGTGAGTGTCGCGCCGATGAGTGTTCAGCGATCACCCGCCGGGTGATGTGGGGACACACGTGGTCGGAGATCGCCGGATGAGGGCAACCGAACGTCGCGCGCTGCGCCGGATCACGGCCGACGCGCTCGCCGGTCTCGCACAGATCCCGGCCGACACCGCTCACTACTGGCAAGCGCTCGACACCCTACACACGGCGCGCGCTCACCGTCGCGCGCTACTGATCTCGAAAGGTGAGGACCGATGACACTCGACACCCCTACTCGCACCGCGCACCGGCGCAGTGACCCCTATCGCCGCGCAGACGGACAACTCACCGCGTACGCGCTCGCCTGCGGGTACTGCCAGACGTTCGCCGTCGACGGCGCGACCGACTACTACGGGACGACGGCCGACGCTGTGACGCTGCGCCGTGATGGTTGTTATCACGTCCACGTGCGCGCCGGGTCACTCACTCACGACGACAACGGCGCAGCGCGCCGGGTCGACGGCGACCGGGTTGATTGGTATGTCTTCGACAACCTCGCCGACGCTCGCAGGTTCTACGCTCGCGTACGTCGAGCGCTGCGCACCGGCGCACCCCTCACCCTCGACGCGCTGCGCGCGCTCGACCCGACCGCGGTCCCGGTGTGCGACCGGTGCGCCGGTCCTCACCGCGACGGCGCGCACACGGGCGAACTGTGCGAGGTGACCCGATGAACGTCACGACACCCGACGGCCGGGTGATCGGCCGCGTAGATCTCACCCCGACCGACGTCGCCGCGCTCGCGCACGGTGTCGGCGCCGACGTCGAGTCACGGGTGCGCGCTCTCATCGCCTCGCAGCGCGCAGCGATCGCCACCGGGGGAGGCTGGACACCGGGACCTCGACCGGTCGACGACACGGCGCGCGAGGACACCCCGACCTCACCACGTCGGCGCCGTTGGTGGCCGTGGGTCGCCGGTGCCCTGTTCGCTCTCGCGTTGATCGGCTACGTCACCGATGAGGAGACCGACACCGGTGCCGCTGCGCCGACCTCGACCGGCGAGACCGTCACCGTCGCGCCGCAACCGGCCGACGCGCCGCGGGCAGTACCGGCCGCGGACGGTTCGATCCTTGTCGGGACCGTGGTTGTCGACAACGTATTCGATCGTGACTCACCGCTGCGATCCCGGTTCGCCGGTGTCCTGATCTCGCACGGCGTCGCCGGGACATCGGGTACTGAGCTCGACGCGAACGTGCGCGACGGTGTCACGTTCTGTCGAGATCTCGCCGTGGGCAACCTCACCGCGCAGCGGCACGCCGATGTCGTGACCGGGACCGCGGATAGCGCGACGTCCTACGGTGTCGGAAAACAACGGCGCGCCGTTGTCACCGCTGCTCTCTCGACCCTCTGCCCTGCCCTGTAACCCTCACTCACACAAAGGATTAGAACATGCATACTCGACAGACACCATCCGGCGACGACTGGGACGTTACCCGTTATCTCACCCTCGACGACGTCGCGACGTTCCTCGACCACGGCCAGACACCCGCGGGACCGCGCAGCGGGTACGGCGAATTTGCGCTACCCGTGCGGCTGCGCTGCGCCGTCGGCGACGACGGCCGGATCCTCACCCGGCGCGTCTACGTTCTGAACTATGGCAACGGGGGAGGCACACCGTACGTGTACGGCCGGGTGTCCGGCGAGCGGGTGCGCTTCTACCTCGACCCTCACGTTCTCGCGTGGATTGACGCGCTGCGCGAGGTTCACGTGACGTGCGCCGGTGTCGGTCTCGGCGACCTGCGCGCAGCGCGCGCGGCCGACGCGCAATGGATGAGGGATTACGGGTACACCGAACGCCTGCGCGAGGACGGCGCGCCGGTGCGACCTCTGCGCGAGTATCCGACGTCCAAACCGGATGACGTCGGCCGGTTGACGCGCGAGGGTCGGCTCTATTTCGCGCAGCGGGCGGGTGCACTGTGAGCGCGGCGGATGACGTGCGCAGCGTGATGCACGACGTCGTGCGTGTCGGCGACCTGATCATTTGCGGCGGCGAGTATCACCGCGTGACGGCCGTCGTCGAGTATGGTCCCGGCGACGCGCCGGTCACGGCGCCGACCCGGCGGGATTGGTGGGCCTGGGAGTACCGGACACCCGCCGGTAGTCGGTGGCGAGGGTTCCCACAACGGCCGACCGACTGACATCACGGGACCTGGACACCCGGCGTGAACTGCGCCGGGTGTCTACTTGTGTGGGTTGACGTCAACGGGTAATGTCCGGGGTGTCGGTGAGAGACACCGGCGCACCTCGAAAGGATCGACCCATGACACTCAATCGCCTCGCCGCCAATCGCGAGACCATCGCCCGTGTGCAGGCATCGCGCGGTCTCACCGTGTCCGAACGCCTAGTCGCCGGTCCGGCGGTCGCCGACGCTCGCGAGGCGTCGCGCAACGGCTGGACAATCACCTACCTCGACCCCTACGCGCTCGCCGTCGTCGACGCTCGCGATGGGTTCACGGTCACCGCGCAGTACTCGCGGGCGAGTAACGGCGTCACGTTCGCTGAGACCTCGCACTGTGGCAACACTCGACAGGTCGGCCGACGCAACGGCGTCACGCTGCGCGAGCAACTGCGGACCATCCTCGCGCCGATCACCCCGGCGTCCGACAACTGATCACCCCGGCGCCGGGACACGCACTGTGTCCCGGCGTTTCCTCATCTGACAACAACCGATCTCGAAAGGATCACCCCATGACACACACACTCGCAGTCGGCGATCGGGTCACCGTCGCAGTGACGGCCGCAACGGCTCACCTCACCGGACACTCACCGCGCGTCGGCGCGCACGTGTTCCGAGTCGAGAGCGTCGGCCGCGATACGGCCGTCATCGCGCCGGATTACCCCATGCTCTACACGGCGCCTCACCAGACGGTTGTCGCCGTCGCCGACCTCGCGCCGGTCACTCACCTGTTCACGGTGCGCCGGTTGTCCGCGTTGAACGTGCGAGCGCTGCGCGAGGCAGAAGACGCCGGGTACCTCACCGGTGTGCAGAGTCTCGGCGCGACCGTCGCGACGTTCTACGGGAACACACCGGCCGACGTGATCGCGCGCCTCGACATCGCCCGGGATCGCCTCGCGGCCGTGTGGGGGACACGGGGACACCCGGTCGCGTCACTACCGGCCGTCCGACGAAGGCTCGACCGCGCAGCGCGTGGCGAGGGTGACGGCGCCGTGTCGGCCGTCGAGGTCCCGGCGCGCGTCTCGTCTCACGTGCGCGAGATCCCGGCCGACGAACAGTTCTACCGGGTGATGTCGGCCGGACACCGGGAGCGCACCGGGCACGCGCTCACCGGTCACCTCGCGAGCGCAGACGGCGAGACGTGGCACATCGTCCGCACGTGTTGCGGCGAGACCGTCGCCGACACGGCGATTGGCGCCGGTTGATACCCTCGCAGCGCTTGCGCGCCGGTGTCATGTCCCGGTGACGTGACGCGACACCCGCACCCCGGTTCGACTTCGGTCGGCCGGGGTGTCTCGCGTTTCGGCGCCGTGTGCCCGTGTGAGCGCGCAGCGCAGCGGGTGAGGGTGATTGATCCGGCGAGGGCGAGATCGGCCGCGTGTGGGGACCTCGCGCCGTGTGCGGGTAGGCGAGGGGTGACACAGGTAGGGGTGTCATGGCAGGGGTGTCTATACACGGGTCGAGATCTGCGCCGTTGAACGATTGAAACGTTTAAATTGATCACGGCATCGACGGGGGTGCAGATGGATGGATGGATGGATGGATAAATGAATAAATAGATAAATGAATAAATAGATAAATGAATAAATAGATAAATGAATAAATAAATGATTCTTGTAATTGATTGTAATAGGTATTGTATTAGGGGGGGTAGGGGTCCTATATAGGGGTATTTATGCATATTCCAATATATTTAGATGTTCTAACTATATTTGTTGAAATAATTCTGAGGTATTTCTAGAATTAGTTTGCACAATTGACGTCAACCGTGTAAGGTAATGAGTAACAGAGAAACAAACAAACGAAATGAGGAAATGAAATGCTCGCAACACTCACCACCCCCATTACCGGCACCGTCACGGCGCAGTTCGACACAATGGGGGAGGCAAGCGAATGGATTGTCGACGTCGTCCGAGCGCAGTACGGCCCTGCACGTGACGGGGTGCGGATCACCGGCGAGGGGATGACCGGCGACCTCGTGGACGACACGCACGGCGTGATCGGGACATGGTCGCTCGCCTGAGAGCGCAGCGCACAACGGCCGTACCCTACGGGGTGCGGCCGTTTTTGTTGTGCGAGCGTCGATCTCAGCGGGTGCGAGGGGTCGTGGGAGGAGAGGCACTGCGCGCCGACACCCCGGGGGTCCACCCCTCCCCCGTGCCTGCGGCCGGGGGCCCGCCGCGTAC